ATCATACAGATCACATGCCATCATTTCGCAAGATTTATAATCTAATTGTAGTGTTCCATCTGCGTACCATTTTTCCATAATACGTTTTGCCTGAATAAATTCTACATCTCGATCATCATGAAATACTTCCATCTCTACACGGAAATGAAAAATATGTCTATGAGGCGTTCCTAAGAATGAAACATCTAACCAATCGCCTGTTGCCAATTTAGGATCAGTTGCAGCTTGAGGATATTTATGAATACCCTCTTTACGAAAGGTTACCCAAATAGAACTTTTCTTTTTAATTAGTTTACTATGTATAATTGTGTCTGTAAAAAATACAGGGTCGTTTGAATGTATTGAATTGTTCATTGTATTGTCCATCATATTGTTGCTCATGCAAATAAATCCTCAAGTGAAACTGGCGGTTGTGTGTTAACTGGTTCAGACTCCATATACTTGCCTACATTCTTTTCCCAATGCTCAAAATCTGTAAGAGTTTTAACATCAAATAATGTAGCATATTCATTCTCGCAATCTTTTTCTCTGCAGAATTTTAAGAACAATTCTTTTGATTCTGTTAGTGCGTTTACGTCTTTAGTAAAGTTATGTACGTTTGTTAGAATAAACGCAAGACGTGCTCGCATAATGTCTACAAATTGACCACCTGCTTCTAAGTGAACGCCTACGCCTCTATTCATTAAGATGTGATATTCTTCAGGTGTATAATTTGTTCCACATACTGTATTAATTTCTTCAGTGACTGTTCTATAAATGTTAGAATATTCTCTACCCATTTTCACGGATGTTCCACCATAAGGTGAACCCGCAACCTTTTTAGAGAATGAGAAGTAAAACAATCCATTATCCAATGACATAGAATGTGTTGTTGAGTCATATGAAATATCAATGCCTTCATATAGACCAGATTGACTAAAACAAATATAGGGAAGAATACGACGTAGTGCACCTACACCCAATACGTGTAAATGAAATGGTCTTGTATAAGGCATCTGTGTAACATAGAATGCTCGTTTAACATCTTCTAATTGTCCCATACCCAACGCGGCCGATCCCATAGCAAGGCCACCAATACGATGATGCAATGCCGGAGTAATTTCTTCTAGAACTAATTCTGCCCAACGCGAATATGATTCTTGAGATGATCCTTGCATAATAACAAATGGTCTACAGTTACTGCCCATTCTATCAAAGGTTTCAATTTGTGATTTTACATTTCGACCCGTCTGTCTTGCATATTCGTCAAAATTGTCCATATCTGCATATCTACGCTTAGTATCAATCTTAGATGATACGCCACTTGTAGAAGTTGTCTTAACAGGAATCTCGTCAAATGCCATACCAATGTCAGCATATGTACCTTGATTCAAATATACTTTTTCTCTTACTTCTGGAGTATTTTTTAATCCCCGAGTAATGATCTGCAATCCACCAGAGTCAGCATGAATATTTTTAATAGAAGGGCGAAACTTTTGTAACTTGGGTCCAAAGTTCTTTTCCGTAAAACCATTATATAGTAATGAAAAATTGTGATTATTTTGGTTGTGGCATACTCGGCCAATCATGTCGAGCATCATTTCTAATACTACAGGGTCATTACATTGTTCTGCGCCCAGACGTAAATATGCCGGGCCAGAAATTACATATTCATATGTTCTCATTCAAACAAGCTTTCTAATGAAGAAGTTGATTCTTCTTTTGGTATAAAATTTGGATCTTTAGTTAAGTATGTGTCGTTGTCTGTATAGATTATATTATATTTAGACTTATTTGTCAAGACACTTTTGACATCATCTATAGCTAATTGTGTTCTATTTAGGATACGAATAAATTCTGCATACTTAATTTCGGAATAATCATTGATTTTTGCCGAATCCGATCTTGCTAAAGATGTTTGTTTATAACCATTCAAAAATTGTTTCCATCTATCAGATGTTTGAAAATCCAAATGTTTAATATATTGCAAGGCATCGTGGTTACGATCTTTTCGATCGACATTGTATTCTGTTTTTAATGTCGCACCTACTTCATTTAACGGTAAACGAATATAATATTTACTATCAAAATTAGTTACCCATTCAGATTTGTCAATAACAATACAAGGCATATGACCTAAACATTCAAAAAATGTGAACGGGTAATTTTCTCTTAATGATGGATTAAAGTGAACCTTTGCAGATTTAATAAAGTCAACTTTTTCTTTGCCAACAATGCTAGCTTTAATCTCATAATCAGTGATGTCGAGTTCTGCAAGTCTAGCTTCAAATTTCTTTTTGCCGTTAGCATTAGTCATAATCTTTGCAGGCAATCCTGTTTCTTTAATCACTTTTAAAAATGCTTCTGGATTTTTACGATCTTCCCAACGACCAATATACAAGACACCTTTTCGTTCTGCGTAATCACTTGTGAGTAATTCTCTTTCAGACATGGGCATACTCAAATGTTCAACATTAACTCCGCCATTGTTTTTAATTTCAGCAACATTGCGCGGAGATTGTGTACCGATATAACAGTTCTCAAGATTCATTAAGTTGTTGAAGAACTCATTACAGCTTTCTAAGAATACACCCTTAAATTTTCGTGTGTCTCGGAATACCATACTTTCTTCATGCGTATACAACACGACAGGAATATAATTGTTAAGATCAAAACTTAATACTGCAGGCATAGCCTCGAGCGAATTGCAAACAACCATATCATAGATATTAGTATGAAAAGCATTCATAACCGCATCTCTGAAGTTAATCATCTTTTCAAAATTAATTGAGTCGGTAAATGCAAATGTACCGGTGTGATTCTTATACGACATGGCATTTTTAGGTGCAATTAAATTTGCCCCTAAAGATTCGACTAATTTAGCAAAATCGTTTGTCGTCGGTTTGTCGGTTATAATATCAACTTTCCAATCAATAGTATTTGCCATCTCGACAAATCCTTTTGCAAATTGGCCGATTCCGCCGTGTGGTACTAAATGTTGATCACTGATACAAAAAGCAATTCTCTTTTTATAAATTCTCATACCAAATCTTTAAACATATTCTTGCGACCTTCTTCACCCACAAGCATATCAAATACTTCTCTAACTCGTTGTAGCATCGCACAATTAAACATTAATAAATCTCGCCTATCATCACACATATAAATTTGTTGATCGATTGGCTTAATCAATTCTTCCATTCGTTGCTGAACATTCATCATTTAATCCCCAAGAATTTTAATTAGGTGTTTTGTTTGATGAATAGCATCATCCAACGCATTGTGGTATGTTCCTTCACGGGCATCCGCAGGGATCCAATTAAACATTGCCTTAGCTGTTCTATAACAACGATCATCCCAACATTTCCAAGGTGGTTCTCTACCGGTAATAAAATAAGCATTGCCGAGAATCGTGTTATCAAATACTGCACCATTTCCCCAAATTGGTAAACTCTTAGGGCCGAACCAGAATTCAAACTTATCCAATGCTTCTTGTAATGAAATATTATTTTTAGTTAATTCGCGTAATGCTTCTTTATTTTGTTTAGACCACCATTCAACAGTCTCCTTAGAGATATGCATACCGGCTTCTTTGCAGCTAGCAAGATCAATAGTGCAATAAAACTTATCTACAATTTTACTACCTTCAAATTTTACGGCACCAATAGAACAAATTGCCGCGTGTGATCTTGTTGACATTGTCTCTAAGTCAACCATTACATTAACTGTCATTTACATCCTTGTCTTGCAATCTGGTAAAATTCTGCTCTTGCCGCTGGATCAGTTTTGAATCCACCACCCAGCTTACTTGTAACAGTTGAACTTCCTGTATCCTCAACGCCCCTAGATTTAACACAATAGTGTTGTGCATCAATCAATACAGCAACGTCTTCAGTATCAAGAATAAATTGTAGCGTATGGAAAATTTGTTCGGTTAAACGTTCTTGAATCTGTGGGCGTTTGCTGAAATATTCAACAATACGATTAATTTTACTCAGACCAAGTACTCGTTGTTTAGGAACATAAGCAACAGTTGCTAGTCCATCAATTACAACGAAGTGATGCTCACAATTAGATTGTACATTAACATTGCGTTCTACAACCATTTCGTTATAGTGCATCTTATTGTCAACGGTTGTACATTTAGGGAATGCCTCATAGTCGAGTCCCCAAAAGATTTCATTTACATACATCTTAGCAACACGCTTAGGTGTGTCAATAAGACTATCATCTGTAAGATCAAGTCCAAGTGTTTTCATAATATCTGTAAATAAAGATTCGATTACGTCAATCTTACCTTTACGATCAATGACTTGGCCTGTTTCTTTAATAGGCGTTTCTACTCCACATTTAACTAAGTAATCGTGAACTCTTAAACCCAACTCGGGGTCGCATTTTGTTTTGTTATATGACATTTTTGAATCCTTCCTAACACGGATATGATAATTGAAAGTTGTTACCTTTGTGTAACATTATTATTTATATTTTGGGAGATTTTCAGTAACCCATTCTTCTTCGCCTGCAAATGTGTCACACCGATTTAATTGTCGTTGCGCTTCCCACATTATTTCATACAGTTTTTGCTTATTTCCAAATTGATAAAAGCCATCCATATACTTATCGGTAGCATTGAATCCATATTGCGTAATTTGATCTACTATACTATTTACCATTATGTTCCCCATGCGTTTTTAAACAATGGGATTTGGAGTCTATCTGAGTATCTCCAACCTTTTCGCATTGCGAGTTCTGCAACATTCCTATTATTAATAGAGTACAACTGCTCAGTACCACCAAGAGGCATAAGATACACAGGACCCGCAAAACCAGCTTTACGATATGCATTTACTGCTTCCTCTGCTTCTTCAGCATCTTGTTGATTACTAATTACAAATTTAAGATAAGTATATCCGCACCATTCATAACTTGCAACAATTTCAGGGCAAATAGCGTCTTCCCACTTTTCACCGGATACAGACAATTTAGGAGAGACTGAAAATGTTAAAGCATCTTCACCTCTTTTAGTTGATCTATTTTTATTACTCAATGTCCAATTTAAAAGATATTGTTTAAATTCAGATGTTAATGCTTGAGTACCATTTGTCTCAAATGTTATTTCTTTTAGCCCTGACATCTTTTCATTATCTAATAATTCAGGATATTGTTTTTGCCAACCCAATAAAGGTTCACCGCCTGTAATTACAAGATGTTCGTCTTCCCACCTCTTGTGCGGTAATATATCCATAATTGTATCGGTAATGCTATCAGTAGAGAGTACAGGGCTAAGATGCTTAAACCGAGGATCCCAAGAAGCATAAGAGTCGCAACCTGTATGAACAAGAGGAAGATCTTTATAGGTAGTAAAGCTATCAGCTTTAATTGCAATAACATTTCTTTCATTACTCTTTTCACCCTTTGCCATTCCAAATCCGTCGCAAGTAAAGTTGCAACCAAATGTTCTTAAGAACACGGAAGGAACTCCCATGTATCTACCTTCGCCCTGAATACTATAAAATAGTTCTGATATTTTCAATTTTGCCATCATATCTCCGAGAATTTATACTACATATTATATAGTGTTTAGTCATCAAGGTCAAGCGGATTTTCGATATCATCTCGAACTTTTTTAGCCTTTTTCGGAATATTCATTACCCGTTTTTCAATATCAACGGTATCCATTTGTCGTCTCAAATAATCTAAAAATTGTGTACCAAATTCACCATCTTGTTCTTGTGAGATTAGCGCATCAATATCCATATTCTCCATCAACTTATATTTGGTTGCTTGTTGTTTCTTTTCTTTTTGGATACGTCTAATAAAGGCAAAATAAATTACTTGTGTGTAATATGCAAATGGGTTTGAAGATTTTGCAGGATCAAATTTAGCAACAGCAGTCAAACAATTTTCAATACCATCAGATATCATATCATCTTTAAAGGTATAATTAATAAAATTAGATTTATACGAAAGATGCGTTGCAATCTTAATAAAACATTCTCCGATGTATTTAGATACAATAGGAGGTTCTTCACCTTTTGCAGATGCTTCATCTACACTTTGACGATATTCTATAAGAGCTTGTAAGAATTTTTTGTTGTCTACATAATGTGAAGACTTTTGTATCTTATTAGTGGACAAGTTTTCCACGTCTTCTGCTAATGGTGTTTCTGAGGTTTTCATGGTTATCTTCTTTTTCAATTTGGTTTTCGGATTCTTCAACTTCAAGGTCGTCAGCTGTCATACTTTCATGTAATTCTGCCTCTTTACGATCTTGAACATATTTTATATAATTATCTTTCAATGTCTCTTTAACATTAGCAGCTAATATAATATACTGCACAGGTATTTCATAAAATTCATCTTGAGCTAAAGCTACCCAAGGGGATAATGTGTATGATTCCATAACACCTATACCAAATGGGGTTCTTACTTGATTCAATACCATTGGATCTTGTATAAAGATGCTTTGTTTATCTTTCAGAGATAAGTTTTCTTCAGTTTTACAAACTATATCCTCACCATTATTAAGTTTTAATAGTTTATATGCTTGGTTCATTGTAGTTTTACTTTTATTAGTTTATATTCAAAATGTTCATCGTTATAGATTTTGATTCTTTCTATCATGTGTAATAAAGTATAATTCTTTTTAGACTTCCAGGTCAAATCATCGCCTATATCATATAAGTTGCAACTACTTTTAGTTTCACTTGTTCTTAACCCTCTACCAATAGATTGCAAGTTTCTAATACGAGATTTAGAAGGGGATGCAAAAATAATATTATGTAGGTTTTTAATATTTATTCCTGTAGAGAAAGTCCCATATGATGCTACTATTATAGCATCCTTTTCGGTTTCTGTCAATGCTCGAATTTGTTCTCTCTGTTCAGTATCGGTACCTCCGTACACAAAAAACACCTTTCGATTTTCGGCTTTATCTTTAATCATTTGATATAGATTTTTACCGTGTTTTTCAACATACTGAAACAATACAAGACTATTACCTTCTTGCTTAAGAGTTAAATTACGAATAAACTTATTTCTCGGTTCATGCTGTACCAGAAAATCCATTTCTTCTTGATATGTTTTTCCTTTAAGTGCCTTTTTAATCTCATCCGAATAATCCAATATTAGATTATAAATTTGTAAATCGGCTAAAGTTTTACTCGCAATAAGTTTCTTAGTTGTAGTAACTTTATAAACGGGCCCAAATAATCCCTCAAGAACTAACTTATGCGTCTGAGTTCCATCTAATGTTCCAGTAGTTCCTATACGATAAGGAGCACCCGGACATTTATTTAAAATTCCTGTTAGAGATTTTGCTTTAAACAAATGCGCCTCATCACCATAAATTACCTGAAAATCATCAAAGAATTTTTTAGGTAATTTATATAACGATTGCCAAGTACTAATAACAACATCATATTCATTAGACTTCTCATGACCACCGTAAATACGATGACAATGGTTAGATGTTTTCCAACCATTTAGACAAGAGTAATCTTGAAAATCGGAATACATTTGCTCAACAAGAGACGTAGTAGGAACCAAAATTAATTGACGTCTACCATGTTTCTCATGCCAGCGCATTACGCAATAAATGATATAAGATTTACCCGAACCAGTAGGTGATAATAATAAACGTCTGCCATCACTAATTGCTTTATAAACAGCATCAATCTGATAATCTCTCATTTCGAGAGGTTCGCCCTTTGAACCAATGTTAAGTTCTTTTACAAACTCTTTTATTTCTTCAAGGGTGCAGGGGTCAGCTGTATGGACATACTCAGAATAATCTACAGTATAATCACGTTCTTTAGCAAAATGTTCAACGTATTCTTTTAGACCAACATAAAGTTCTTTGGTAAACATCGAAAAAAGTCGGACACGACCATCCCACATCTTTGATCTATAAAGAGGGTGAAATTTTGCGCCAGGCACTTCAAATGAGAAGTGATCGTTCAATTCTTGAGCAATTGAAGGTTCAGCATCAACATTTAAATATACTTCGTTCTTTTTTCTTATTCTTATGTCAGACATTACATTAATCCGTTTGTGAATTTTGTCCATTCAATACTATTTTTTATATCCCATGTTCTACTATTCAATGATCTAATAATTTGTTCAAGTTGATACATGACTGTTTTGAGATATTCAATTTTATCTTGCTGGATAATTAGGTCGGCATCCACTTGAAGAAATTCATCCATTTCATTCTTCAAAGGTTTATTGCCTTGCCATTGATCCCATCCTTCATCGGCTAATTCCAGTTGAGTCATTTCTCCTCTGAAATATTTGTACTTTTTGCGGCGAAGGTTTAAGTAGTCAGACTCGGCTTTACGTAAATTAAGTCGAGTAGATGATAAAAAATTTAAATACTTAGAATGTAGTGTAGGTGTGCGAGCAGATTCATGACCTAGATTAGTTTCGTCAATCTTGCAATCCTCTGCCCACAGATTTTGTAAATCCGTGAGCTTCATTTTTAATTATCCAATTTGAATAATTTGTGCAGGATTGCCCTGGAAGTTAAAGGAACCATAGTGGTTCAATGAGATTGTTGGATCAAGCCAAATATCTCCGCCAATATCTTGCCAGCGTCTGCTGAATGTGTAGTCCTCTGACAAATAACGCTTGTCCTTAGGATCGATCATTGTGTCGAAGAATGCATAGAAGAAATCCTGCAAATCCGGAGGAGTATTTAAATCATTGTTATACTTCAACTCGGGGTATGCTGCAATCATTTTATCAACTGCTTCGCGCTTAATCATCATAAAGCCTGTAGCACCATCGTGCAATTTAATAACACCATTTTCAATAGCAATTTGTTTTAAATCGCGATTAACGAATTTAAAGTTAATAGCGTAATCAGAACCTGCGGCAGCAATGTCGCGATCAGAAATTTCTTCTGTAGGTTTGCGCAAAATGCTATCTCTGATACGTTGCCAATTAACACCCTTTTTAGGATATGCACCAACACAAACTTCTTTATTGTGGGCAATTAACTTCAAAACGTCTTCAACTTGGAATTCAATGTCTGCATCAATAAAGAGCAAACGCGAGTAATTACTTTGTAGAAAATAAGCAACTAACACATTGCGAGCACGAGTAACTAAAGACTCATTTGCAATAGTACCAAACGCAATTGGAATTTGGTGTTGATTAAAGAATGTCAATGTGCGAACCATTGATCTAAAATATGCCTCTGTTAGCATACCACCGTAACACGGTGTTGCAACAAAGATTTTTTCTTTTCGCAAATCTTCAATATTGATTTGTAATTGCCCAGGTTGAGCTTGTTGTTGCGGAATTGCAGGCGCATTTGCCTTGTTAAATTTGGGTACCGGAATTTTTGGAATGTTTTTCAATCCAGGTTTATTAGTTGCCATAAAATCTCCATAGTTAATTAAAGTTGCTCCACCTCAAACAGGGTATATTTAAATGAAGCGATTGCTGTAAAATATTCAACGCTTGCAGAAGCTATATCAAAATCTAAAGCTTCTAAAGACACCGGGAATATGTCTTTATATATTATATTTACTTTAGGGGTATTTGTCGAGTCTAAAATCGTTAAAGTACCATCCGAGTATGCCAAAACTTCTTGTTCTCCCTTAGAATTAATAATTATTGGAAATGCGCTTGGTCTGTTCTTAACAAATTGTCCAAATTGAGAATAATTGTCAGGAAAACCTATTGCAACCAACCATTTATAAAGTTCTAAATAATTTGACATATCTTCAGATATAATGAATCTAATAGTAAATTCTCCAAAATTCAATTTATCGCCAATACGAGGAATATCAACAAAGGGAGTAGGTTGAGATGCATACCCTAATGCCAATTGCGGTAAATTTGCCGATTGGCAGGTAAAAGAAATACCAGGTATATCTTTTATTGAAAATTTAAACGCGTTCGGTCTTAGGAAATCATATGTCTTTGGAAGAGAACTGTCATAGTTCTGTTTTAAAACATCTATATTTGAAGTATACATTTAACATCCTTTGCTAACATTAATATTTATAAGGCAAAAAAAGGGGGAATTTCTTCCCCCTTTTAATCAGTCTATGACTGTGCCGATCTTAATGCCGACTTAATTAATGCAAAAATTACATTAAGTTCAACACTTTAGTGCGACGATAGTACTGATTACGGTTAGCCGTAAATGTATCTGCGTCAGCTGCACCGGTAGCTGAAGTTGTAACGTATGGGTTAGCAATTAAACCGTAACGTGTCTTGAAGCCAATCTTTGGCTGGAAGCTGTTAGGATCAACTGCGCGAACCATTTGTAAAGGAACATATGGGCAGTAGAACATACCTGCGTCATAAGGAGAAGAACCCTTATAACCAACCATGTAGAACTGACTTGCGTCACCTAGATTGCTGGAATACGGATCAATGTATACACGGTAGCGTCCGTTTAGAACACCTGCGAAAGTGTTGCCGGTGTCATCAACATTTAAGTTTGTGCTTAAAGCTGGAGCGTAGTCTAGAACACCTGACATAGCTAATGCACTTGCAACGTCTGCAGAGCAAACGATGAAGTTACCTTTACCACGACGTGTGTCTTGTGCAATGTGATTAGCATCACGTTCAATGTTGAACAATAGACCTTTGAAACGCTCAACAGACCAACGTCCATTAGAGTCAACGTCTAAGTCAAATGTACCTGCAGTTGCTGTAGCTGGAGAACCTGGCTTAGCAACTTTGTAAATTGTACGAACAACTTCACGGTTAATTTCAAACATGAATTCTTGTGACAAGATGTTTGATAATTCTGCTTCAGCGTCAAGACCGTGAATAGCTTTCAAGTCTTGTGCCAATTCAACTGTGTACTCAGCCTTCAACGCACGTGATTTTGCAGTAACTGTTGTCTTGTCAATAGAGAAAGACATTTCGTTAAATGCTGGAGAGCCGCTGCTGCCTAATGCTTCAGCTGCTGCTGTAGTTTGCCCAGTGCCCGTAGTATAAGTGCCGTCAACTGGATTATTACCAACACCGCCGCCTGCACCGGCGAATCCTGTATTAGCTTCGTTGTACAATGCCTCAACGCGAGTTGTTGTATTAGCACGCTCTGCGTTGTATTGAGAACGCATAGCGAAGATCAAACCGGTTGGGCCAGTCATTGGCTGAACGCCGCAGATGTCATATGCCATTAGGTTAGGCATTGCACGACGTACTAGGCCAATCATGATTGGATCATACTTGTCAATACCGCTTGTTGCGGAAATGTTATTTGCTGGAGCTGCCTCGAACAATGCACTACGCTCTTCACGCAATGAACGCTCTTGGTTCTCTAGCAATACGGATGTGACTGCCTTTTTATAGCTGTCCTTGATCTCTGGAAGATCTGGGTGCTCTAAAATGGCTTGCCATTTTTGTTGTAAATTTTCAGATAAAAACATTTATTTCTCCTTGATGGAATGTCGTAAAATTACGCTCTTTTAATTGATCTTGAAAGTGCTTTAGCATATGTAGAAACTACTGACGAACCATCTGTAAATCCAGTTGGAACATCTGTTTCTTCTGTTAAAGTCTGTTGTGCTTGAACGGATTGCGATACGCTTTCTGTTACTGCATTCTTTGGAAAATAATTATCTTTAATTACAGAAACTTTCTCTCTGTAAAGATCTTCATTTTCAAAGTCAACACCCTCTAATAGTTTGCCCAATTTTGCAGCTTCTGTGTCAGCTAAATCTTTGGACAATTCTTCTACAACTGCTTGACGCTTTAAAGAAGTGACTTCTTTGTTAAGGTCTACGTTGCTGCCAATTGCTTCGTCGAGTTTTGCTTCGAGTTCTGCAGCTTTGGCTTGTAGTTCACCGATTACATCGTATTTCTCTTCAGGCACTTCAATGTAGTGCTCTTTGAATAGTACTTTTAGGCCAGACATAAAGTCTTCAGCAATCTCAGTGCGAAGACCGTTTTCCAAGGCCAATTCATTTTCTTTCATCCAATTCTCAACAACATAGTTGAGATATGAATCAATTTTTTCGACGATACTGTCTTTGTATTCTGCAACGTCTGCGGCATACTTCTCTTCTAGAGATGCTGCGACTTTATCCATTTCTGAATTTACGCGAGCAATAACTGCTGCTTCAAAAATAGATGTTGCTTTAGCTTTGAAATCTTCTGAGAGATCATCGCCAAAAATTGGGGATAAGTCAATTGCTGCAGGAGTTTGAATTTCTTCATCTTCCTCAATTACTTCACCATCAAATTCTTCTTCTTCTCCAACAGGAACATTTCCTGAAGAGTTAGGTTGATTTACTGCTGAAGTTGGATCTCCTACTGTTTGGAAGTTAGGAGCATCTCCAACCGGGGCCTTCATCTTAATGGTAGTTTTATTAACACCTTTAGCTGCAATGGCACCTTGGTTTTGTTCTTCTTCGTCGCGCTCTTCATAACTTGCGTCTTCAGAACTACCTTGTTTTGGTGGGGAGGCATCACCGCCATTAGCTGCTTTGATAGAGGTATCTTTACCTTTAGCTGCACCCATAGCGTCTGCTTCTTCTAGGCTAGATTTCGCATCTACACGCTCTAGCAATTGTTTAATTTTGCTTTCTACTGACATTAGTGTCTCCTAAATGGATTGTTTCAAATTATTTATAAGTTTGATTATCTAGACATTCTAGACATAAACTCTTCAAACATCTTTAGTTTAACAGATTCTAACTGTCCCTTAGATGCGCCCTTTAATGTTTGTTGTGCTCTTTCGATATCAACAGCTTTCCACAGACCATTTTCACATATCCAATCTGCAGACTCATAAATGCCTTGAACAAAAGCATCATGTGCGGAAGGATCTGCTACGATGTCTACAGTTGCAAGATGAAAATCACCCTGAACCTCATTAACACCCTCTTTGTTCATTTTTAGTGAACCCAAACCTCTAGAAGAAACACCAAGTCTCACATCGTTCTCAATCAAATTGCGAGCAATGTTACCCATCGGAGTTTCTAAAATCTTTGCTCTGCCAATTACATTGTTGCCGTCGAAACGAAGGCTTTCAATAAGGTGAGAGACTTTATCCAAATTTAATGTTGGATTTGCTGGGTGACCCAATTCACCCAAGGATCTTTTCTCGTCAATCAATTTCTGATAACGAGTTAATTCTTTTTCCATAATGTCGCGCTTATACAAACGCCCATTACGGTTTGGTTTTTCTACTTGCATAAAGATGCCTTCAATGAAGACATTCTTGCCACCAGACTTTTTATCTTCTATTAGATAATTGAGGTCTTGTGCGACTTCTGTGATTAATCTCATTTTAATTCTCCGTATTAATTAGGTGCGGTCTGTAGATCAGGGCCAATATATCCTGATGTTTTGCCTAATACCAAATATAACGTTGCACCCGACGCAGGTAAAATTACAGTTACATTCGAATTTGCGCCAGTATCGTCTACAAATCCTGCACCTTGATCCAATTCCCAATCCGCCGTACCATATAATATCATTACGTTTGTTGCAACCGTAGCATTAACGCCGCGTTGAATTAAAATAGGAGAAGATGCAGAATCGGTTGTACTATACATAACAGTTTTAATTGTTACATTGGTATTACCAAACCCCTGAAATGTTTCTTCAGGCTGTGTCAAATCCGCACGTAAATCTATGTTAGCTGTTCCGCCACCAATAAATTTAACAACTGCCTGTTGTCTAACATTCTTAAGAATTGATCTTGTTACCGGCATTTTATCCTCTTATTATTTTGCTTTATTATGATACTTTTCAGCAGCGTCTTCAGCACTACTGTGAAATGTGGTATTCGAATCTATTTTATTAGCATAATACTTACCAGTATCTTTATTTTTGTAAATGCTTGCACCTTTTAGGCCCTTAGCATTATATGTATTGCCTTCAAAACTATGTCCTTTAGAATTCTTAACAGTAGGCGTGTGTGTAGCAGGCTCAAATGTGTAGGATGCTTCCTCAATAGTTTTTTCATCAATTCGACGAACTTGGTGTGCATATCCGCCGTATGCGTTATCTTTTTTATCCGCTGCTCGAGTTGCAGTTTTCAAAGAGGTATATTTACCAACAATATCGCCTCTTCTGTTAACAACCTTGTGTGTATATTCTTTATTCGTCTGTTCATCAATTTCAGTTGCCATATAATTTGAAACGGTTAAAATATAATCTTCGGCAAGAGTAATTTTTGATTGAACCCACTCAGGAAGATTATCATTGTCTTTTAACATATCATGTACTTTTTGGGCATTCATAACAATACTTTGTAGTTGACTGCGAGCCATGTCGCCTTCGTAATCATATTCTGTTTTTTCTTTAGCTTCTTTAACTGCTGAATCATGATGCATAGATTTCTGAACTGTCAACTTTTTACCATCACGGTCAACTACTTCTACTGGCATACCTGTATGAATAGTGTGATGTGAAACATTTATCCCATGAATATCACCAGCAACAGAACGATTAGCATGTGTAAGAATATTACCTTCAGCATCCTTTACAACAACTAGCGGATCTTCATGCGTTGTTTTAATTTCTTCAGTAACACTTTTCATACCTTGTTTAGCCAAGTGTTTTGCTACATTTTTAATAGGATTCCCAAATTGATCTTTTCTTTCACCTGTGGGAACATTTGGTTCAAATGGGGGATTATTATTTTCAGCTTTTTTGCGAATGGCCGTTGTTACGCCGCCAATTGCTTTTATGCTTTTAGGAATACCTGTTTGAGTATTGCCTCTAGAAGGACCTGTTGCGACTTTAGTAATATAAGAGTCCAATGTAGATGATTTTAATTCGTCAAGATTTTCTTCAGCAACTCTTTTAGCAGTTGCCGTAGCAATAGCCATCTTTTTAGCCATTGGCATACCTGGATTCTCACGCTCCATAGCCATGGCAATTTCCTCTCGCTTTTTCTTTTCAGCGGGAGTAAGAGTTTTTTCTGTTAAATCTATTCTTAATTGATTAAACTTCTTCATTTTCCTTGCCTATACTGGATGCGATTTCTTGTTTTTTATCATCTAACGCTGTAGATAATTTAAATCCCAAGGCATCGTTAAATCTGTTAACAGCGTCATTCGAGCGATCTGCAAGAATGTCGTCTACCATGTGTCTAATAACTTCTGATGTATCCATAATTTTACTCCGATTGATTATTTATAGGCGGCTGAACTGGTTGGCCGCCGACGCCAATTGTAGGCGGAGGCTCTGCCCCCATCTGACCTTCCATTGTTTCAATTTCTTCATCAGTAAATCGCAATATACTTTTCATAATATATTCTTTACTAAAATATGTCCCTATAAAAGGTTGCATCTGATTTACCAAATCAATACGATTACGTAAATTTTCAGCTTCCTTCATTTCCTCAAAATACTGATCTTGAGCAAATTTATACTGAATATTTTCTTTTAATTCAACCCAATCTTGTTCGGTAATAACACCTGTTAAGATTAATTGTGTTTTTAATATGTCATTAAACAACTGACTAAATTTTTTGCGGAGTCTACCAACAAACTTAGCAAATTTTAATTCGTCACGAGTAATCTCTGTTGCTCTACCAAATGAAATACCTTGTTGAGGTTGCATTCTTGATAAAGGAACGTTCAATGCCTGATATAGTTTATTCTGAAAATAATTAATATCATCAATCTGACCTAGATTTTCACCACCGGGTAATGTGGTAATTTCAGTACCACGACCGCCTTCTCTACGAGGCAACCAAAAGTCTTCAAGCATTGACATAAATTTACGATCATCTCTGATTTCGCCTGTTGCAGAATCATAAACAATCTTGTTACGGTAGCGAGCCATAATATCTTTTAAATATTGCTCTGCTTTTAACTTTGGCAAATTGCCAACGTCAATATAAAATATTCTTCTTTCCGGCGCTCTAGATAATCTATAAATTACCAAAGCATCTTCCATCATTTTTAATTGATTAACTGGTTTAATTGCCTTATGCAAATAACTCAGTACTACATTCTTTTCAGAATCATTCAAGCCAGAAGGAATATAACTAATTGAATCTAAAGAAATCTTTAAACCTTGATTTGCACCAGGAGTAGATGTAGAATAATTAGGTTGATAATTAATTCCTTTTTCATTATAGATGAAAAATTCTTCAATTGATTTAATTAAATCTACACCTGTTTTCTGATCCTTGTCCTTTTTAATTTCGCGAACTTTGCGAATTTTACGAGGATCAATTTGTCTTAATTCTATAATACCCCTTTTAGGGTTCTTTTCATCAATAATCTTTTGATAATAAATTCTGCCATCGACATACCATCTACGGAATATATCAAATCCCTTAATGTTAAATCCAAGTAATCTAATAATTGTGTTAAATTGATCTTGCATTGCCTTTTTAATATTATCAGGTAAATCAACACCTGTTAAATTAAGTTGGACTGGTGCTTCATCGTCAACTGCCGCAATTGCTTCTGTAACAATTTCATCAATTGCTGTAGAACAATCTGCATACATAGATGCTTCACGATATCGAGTAATTAGTTCTGCTTCCGACTTAGCAGTAGCATCCATTTCAAGATATGTGCCAAAATAGCCGCCACCTTGAACTGTTGCTGTACCATCATCAGTAGTAGGCGGCACGAACGATTGTGTTCGTGCCAGCTTGCTCACATCTTCACCACGGGTAATGGTATACCCAAATAAATTAATTGCCATTATTTAAATTCCAAAAATATTATAATATTGCAGACTGACCACTTAGCACATCAAAATGTTGATATTGGAATGTTGCGCCAAATGTCGATAGTTGATCGTTTGCAGAGAAGTCTAATCCTATAGGAGAGATATCCGTTGGGAATGCCCCAACCATACGATATCTTCTTAGATTATTGCCTGATCTGTCTAACTGATTAACAATTAGTGTTGCCTGATACTGTGAAGGATCGGTAACACCGGTTTTAAGAGAATTACTTTCTATTGCATTCATCCATTGCTCTAAACCATCTCTTAATGTAAAATCTGTATCATTAAGAATAGTGCAGGTAAATGGTGCAAATACTTTATCGCCTGCCAATTTAATTTCACGACCTCTGTAATATACAGGAGTAATTCCAATTGATTGGCCTGGTAATTCTGCTACAGTAACTAAAAAACTACTTGATCTTGCATATGCTGCGTTTAATGCGGCGATTGCAGGAGGAAATGTAAACTGAACTTCAAACTGATTGGGGCGTGCGCCACCATTCTTTAGTCTAGTTCTAAATTGATTAATATCGAATGTCGTTGCCATTTATGTTCTCCTTATTAGGCGCCAATTTCTTCAAAAGAAATTCCTGATCTAGCAGCAACAAATGTTAGAGATATAAAGTTAATAGAACGAGCAGGTTTGATATAAATATCAGCTCTGAATTCATTTCTATCAATTACATCACCAGTGTTGTTTGTTTCGTCGCAAATAACTCTAAAGTCTGAAATACCACGACGACCTTGAACATCTCTTAAGAATGGTTCTACTAGATTTTTAAATTGTGCTCTTGTAAATGGATCGTTAAATTCGAATAATTGGAATTTTGATGCTGTTGCAATAGCTTTTTCCAAAACAATAAACAATCTACGAACATTGATTCTATCAAATGCGCTAGGTTTAGCCAACATTGTTTTATCGCCGAATAGAACTGTCCCTTGTCCAGGGAATGCTACAACAGGATTAATACCTGCTTTGTATAGAGTATCTCTATCTGTTTTAGACGGATTAAATGCCAATTTAACAACATTTCTAATTTGACCGCGATTAAATCCACCAGGGCTGAACCAAGATTCTGCTAAGTCGTCGGTTCTTGCACAAATACCTGCAATATCGCCATTTAGAGTAACCCAACGATATTTGTCGTTGTAACGATCATACTGATATTTCCAACCAGAATCCATAATAGCATAACTAGAATTTACGCCGCCAGTTGTTGTAGATGCATTTCTCCAATTTACAACATTTGTTGCCTGTAATGACGGAGAAATATTAACAACTGATTCGTAACTAGGAGATAAGAATATTACACAATCTTTTCTATCTTCTGCAATTGTAAGAGCCGCACTAACAACTGCTGCTGTATTGCTCCAAGGACCCAACGGTATCAAACTAACATCATACAATTCGTCATTTGCGAATAAATTAAATCCAGCAATTACATTACCCGCAGTAACATTTGCTTCGTCGGACACACCTTTTGATAATGAAACAGAAACATTTGTGCTCAAATTAGCAAATGTTTTTCCTGAAACTGTTGTTCCCCAATTTGTGCCGGTTGTTGGATGATCTATAGACCAAACATATTCAGATTGTGTATTAATTATATCTTTATAATAGTTTGAAGATCCATCTGTGTTCTTGGAATCTGATGCCTTTGAAACATACGAATATTTTTCTAAAACAGTATCTCTAACACCCGACCAAGCTCCATCTTCATCTATAACAATAACGTGCAATTCGTCATTAGAACCAGCTAAAGTGCTAGCATAAACAGATGTGCCAGGAGCACTGTTAAATTCAGCTTGATAAGGCCATGCATTACCAGAAAATCCATTATACGCTGCCCACGTATTACCGTCAACCATTGAAACTTTTAATGAATTTCCCAAAGCACCAGGATATTTGGCAGCGAATTCGCCTAACCCATATCCACCACTTGATCTACTAGCAAGAAAATCGTCATAATTTTTAATTACAATTGCTGTTGCATTTGCGTTAGCAATTGCGTTTTTTGAGGTCGCTTCATTCACAACACGAACTAGTTTTAAATTGTTACCATACGTTAAAAAATTTGCTGCAGTAAAAAATGATGTAAAATTTTCATCATTCGGTCCGCCAAAATATTTTACTAAATTATTTTCCGAATCAACGGTGGTAACTTGCCCAACAGGTCCCCATTGGAAGGCGCCAGCAAATGCGCCGGCAGAAGTAGCAACAGAAGGGACTATTGCAGTTAAATCCTTTTCTTGTACTAGTACGCCTGGTGAGAGCTGAAATGCCATCTTATTCTCCTTAAAGATTTACATAGTTATATAACTATTTGATTACTATTTATTTATAAGTATAAGTTTTTAGACATTTTCCATCCATTTAGTTTTAAGTTTTTCCATTTCTTTTGCAGGATCCGCCGAAAACCACACATCATCATCCATAACCACCGGCTCATCCTTTTGCGGAAGGCCATCATTTACTATACCAAAAGGAGTTAGATTCTCCTCGATTTGCTTAAATTGTTCTTCATATAAGACTTTTCTAAGATTTGAATCTGTTAAATCTTTAAAGAACGGTTCGTTTGTTGCCCATGAGAATAATACAAGACACATTACCAAATCATCATGGTAACCTTCATCTGCCTTATGCGTTCCCCGAACTTCGATAAATGTAGAAATTTCTTCAATAATTTCAGGGTCATGTATTAGTAACTTTGTACCTTCTACAAGACTCTTAAATGTCGTTGTTCCTAGACGTTTAACTTGTTTAGTAGTTCTTACGCCCAGTGTTGCTCCTGGCGTAAATCCGCCAGAAAGATATTGTCCAGATTTACTGCTACTGCCCACAAAGAATACGTTTTCGTACTCTAAGTCCATATACAGCGAATCCGCTACTTGTTGTCCGTTATCGTTAATCTCTACCAAACAGTATGCCTTGTGGTAATCTTTAGCTACTTTGTAAATAATGTTGGGAAATAACAACGGACTAATTCTGTTACTTCTATATTTAGCTACTACAGTATAGGGATACGCAGTTATGTCTATAACAGTAAATGCTGAGTAATCTCCGCCGACGCCTCGAGAAGTATCAGCAACTAGCATATATACATGCTCTTCCTGCGGTTCTTCTAGAATATCTAATCCGTCTTTAGTATAAACAAACTGCTTTGTGGACATAGCAGCAATCGTATCGGGATTAATAAGTGTGTTAGATGAACCAAGGAATCTACATAAAACTTCTTGGTTAAACTTGAGTTCACCCAGCATTGATTTTTGTTCAGCTGCCCATTTATCATCTCTACCGGGAATTCTGTTATATGGGATAAACATTGGAACAAATCCATTTAATCCTTGTTCCGCTTCGTTCCAGAACTTCCAGAAGTGATTATATCCTAGCGGGGTAGATGTGAGAAGAATCTTTGTTGTCTGGCCTGCAGAAATTGTAGGATAAACAGAAGTAAAGAAATCTTCTGCAACATTATTTGGAATAATAGCGGCCTCATCAATATACAACCAATTTACAGATTTACCTCGAATACCAGATGAGCTTGTTGCTGCAGTAAATACTTTAGATCCATTCTCAAGTTCAATATCGCCCTTGTTGAATGTTTTAACACCTTGCTGCATCCACATAGGAAGCATCTCATACATTAGTTCGTATCGAGAAAGTACCTCTCGCGCAGCTGACGATTTATTCGCCAGAATAGCAACTGTTTTATTTTCTTGAAATAGTGTGTACCAAAGAATACATGCTGCAGATGTAATGGTTTTGCCTTGTTGGCGACCTTCCATCAGAATAACTTTACGATTATTAAGTATAACGCCTACTTTTTCTTTTTGACATTCGTAAAGTTTAAAACTAATAAGACCTTTATCTAATGAAACAATTTTACAATATGTTTCTATAAAATAGATAGGGTCACTCATACACCGCATTAACTCTTTAACTTGATCTGAGGTGTATTGTTGTACGGTTCCAATTGGTTTAAGATTGGGATTTCCGTTATATGATATTTGTTTATTGCTCAATTGTTCTGCCGTCGTCTTTGTTGCCTAGCATTTTCATTAGTTCCGCAGTAGAACCAGCAAATACAACATTATTATTCGTTGTTATATTTCTCGGACCATCGGGATCATCTTTTTTCAACTCTTTAGCTTTTTTCTGCAAATCCATAAGGTCTTTTGCTACATCAGAAACTGTTTTAATTAGTTGACCGGCAACTTCATATGTTCTAGGATGTTCTGAATTTTTAGCAAGCTCTATCATTTGATCTAAAGTATCTTCACTTTTATTTATAAGGTTGCGTAGAGTATTTCTTGCTAATTGATAATCATCTTCCTGATCCATTTTTCTTGATTCAGAATCACTAACCGCAGGTAAAGTAGTAGGCAAATCTGTTTCATCTACAGGAGTTATATCAAATAACGCATCTAGTTCAGGAATTTTTTTCATTAAAAATCTTCAATCGTATCTGTAAATCCTATATTATCACCCGGTTTGGCATCCAACGGATCAGGAGTTGTAGTTATAACATTTATTCTTTCAGATAAATTAGCATTATTAAATGTGCTTGCAACAACCTTCTTAATAATGCCTTGTTTATTAACAGGACCATAAAAATTAAGTTTCATTGTGAATGACAATGTCCAAATAATAGTTCGTCTATCTTCAAAATCACCATCATAATTATCTTCAAACGAAACTGAATCTAAAATAATAGGCAAATCGTTTTTAATATTTAACTGAGGAATTGACTTCATCGTTAAATTATAATCAGGATTAAAATATGGTAGGATTTGTTCTATAATTTGCAAACCATCATCTTGATTCTTAACGTACACATATAATTGTACATTAATATTGTACGGCGTGGGTGCATACTGTGAATCTAAAGTGGTTGTAGTTGAATTAACTGCTCTACTTTGTTGCACTGGACTTATTTTACGATTATAATCATAATTTAAAGTTGTCATCTCAAATGCAATTCGTGGTACAATAATTTGCACTTGGCGATCATCGACATTTGGGCGTTGCTGAATTCGGGCCAGTGCTTTAGATTTGCCTGAATAAGATAAAGGAACCTTTAATATTTGAATTATATTGCCGTCAGCGTCTCTTCTTTCAACATTAATATTGTTGAACATATTGCCAAACGCAACAATTGCCTTTCGGATTGTTCCCCAATAAAATCTTTGGTCTAACATTATTTAAATACCTCTCCGAATGGATTTCTTTCACTAAAATCTAAAATGTCTGCAATATTAGTGTCAAAATCTTCATTTCGTGCGCCAGCATCATCGGCGTGTAATGTGGAATATGTTTCGTTGACGATTGGAGATTCACTATTTGCTTCAATAAGTAATTCATCCCCATTCTCCTGCAGTAACACAAAATTGCGAACATCTTCATTTATTACGTCAGGGTATGTGTCAATTTCAGCAATGCCCGTGTTAATAACTTCGCTTGAGAACTGCATTAATTCGCAAGTTAATTTGTAGACATAAAGTTTACCAACCTGATAGAAAGGTTTATCCCCTTCTACTTTGCGTATTTCAAAATATGACTTTGTTAATGGAAAGAAAAGAATGTCGCCTTCAGCTGGTCGAGTTGCCAAAACAGTATTGCCGGTATTACCAGCAACCTCTAACCAACGTTTTCTCGAGACGACAAAATTAGCGCTCTCAACGGTTTCTACACCAAATCTAGATAAGAATTCACCCTGGCCCTCAAAACCTGTATTGCTTTCCAAATACATCTCAATAGGATAAGCATGTTCGTAGTTGTTTAAAGGATCTTCTCCCAAAATACGATCTTCATTGTATGCTTTGCGAGGTAAATAGTATAATTCAAAACCATAAATCTTCATACACTCTATGATTAAGTCTTCATAGATATTTTGTTCAGAAGAACGTCCCATAGGAACGCCGGATTGAAAATATGGATTTACGGTTGCCATTTTATATTATGTTTCTATTGACAATCTATTGACACGATGTTAGTATATGCTATGAGGCTCAGTGATAAGAAGTATTAATTAACCGACAAACATATCTACAGGCAATTCGAATCTAGACTGTATTTCAGTTTCAATTTGCCTAATTTCTTCGGTTGCTTCCTGATAGATAATCTCACCGTTTAATGTTACTCCTCCAGGAAGTTGTACACCTGCAAACTTCTTCAAATTATTACCCCATTGTTTTTTAATTTGGGCGGTAGCATATCTTTTTAAGAACATATCGTTATATACATCGGTATAAACATCTGGGTCTAATATTCTCCAGCATTCTACAATAATATATGTGCCGGGAACAACATCTGCAGCCCAATCCATATCAATATGTAACCTATTCATATGTCTATTGAATCGAATTGGTTTTTGTCCCACAAGTAATTGATTAATTAATTCAAGTTCTTGTCTAACTGCAGTATAGTATATCAAATCTGTAGACATTAAAGTATACAAATCATTAATTAAAATTTGGTATTTAATATCAAAGATGTTAGTTCCCGTAGACTTATTCATAAACGGAAATACTCTCTCAACACCTACAACAGCATTTGATATTTCAATATACTGATTAGATATATTATTAGCTGTTATCTCATGCTTTAAATATAATTTTTCTACAGCATCGAAGTGATACTCACGATAGAATTGAAACGCATCATCAATACGATCTTCAACTTGATCGTCATCGACGTTTATCTCAATTACAGGAGCACCTAATTGTCTTAGGCAATAATCTTTTAATTGTTCTCTAGATGTTACGCTAGCCATTATCGAGTTACTCCTGGGTTAACTGTTACAATACCTTCTACTATTCTTACAATAGTATCGGCTATATTTGCCTCTATATCATATATGTATCTACCTGCAATTAGGTTGGCCGTTTGACTTGAGGTTAACGATATTGATACGTTACCTGTTGTTGCATTAGTAATATTTGCAGTAAATGTCGTGGCATTTGCGCTAGAATATGATCTACGCATTTGACTACGGGCACTATATCCCGTCAACGATATTGGATTTTTGCTATTATCCAAAAATTGGATATTGGCGCTAAATGTTGCGCCTTGGTCTATTACTAAATTTTTAGTTGTTGCCATTTATTATCCGCAGTGATAAGTACAAGCAATTAGCTTAACTTCGGTTGGTGATGAGAATGTAACATTTTCTCTTGATTTTGCTACAGTGTAATTACGCATTAAGTCATCACTTTGTTTCATGCCTTTACCTGGAATTGAAGATGTTGTGATATAATCGCCAATCTCAATATTTCCGTTTTCACCGCATACATTAATTAAACCTTCACCCAATGCGTTAATTTTACAAACATTATTATCATTCATCAAGTCTTCATATTCGGGTTTTAGTGTTTCAATTTCTACTTTTGGTTGTATTATAGTTTTTCCATCCACTAACACTTCTTCTTCGCCTCTTATTGTATTTAAAAGCATGAACGGTAGTTTTCCTGAAGAAATTTCAACAAAAACTCCAATTGCTGATTTTTGTTGCGGGGTAGTTGATTTTGTAACAACTGTCAATACATTGTTAATATCCCCTTGTATAATATATGGGGTGTCTATTACAATATCACCTGGTTCTATTGTCTCCGCTTTAGAATATAATCCAGGGTGGCCGCCGGTAAATGTTTGAAGCGTGCCGTTTAAATAAACTGGTCCGTCGAAATAAGATGAGCACCCCGCCTCCCATCTTGACTCTCCCTTAGTAACCCAAAGTGCTCTTCCCATTTCATTAGTTGGGCTATATGAACTAAATTGATACGACAAATCTGTACCCAATCTAACAAAAGATGTATTAACATTAGTATTGGAATCAGTTGAACGAATTGCGGGTAACCTTTGAGCATAAGATGTAAATTGTCCGGCGAAAGTGTCACCTCCGGCCGCACCGGATGCAGCATCTCCTGTACCTTTAGAATAATTAAAATATGTTAACGTTCTAAATCCTGGATATTTTTCCAAACCAAAATTTCGCCCTACCATTGCACTTGAACGTTGAAATGATCCGCTAACTATGCCAGCAGTTGTTAAGTCTACCGTTTGATTCGCAGTAGTCCATACTGTACTTAGATCTATACCTAATTGAACCAAATTGTCCGAGGGCACGAATCCGCCATTGACTGATGCAAGTGAGAGAATTCTTGACTGACTGGTAAAGTTGCCTGCAAATACTGGGTTTGCTAATGACGCCTGCGTAAATGCAGACGTATAGGTTGGATCTGCTCCTTTGTATGCATGGAATGCAGTAGTGTCTCTAAGAGACGCCGATGTTGAATCAGAAATTCTAGTAAATCCTGAAAGAGTGGGGGTACCGCATACTAAACCAGGGTAATTGCCCTTTGATTCAAACAACCCGCCATACACGTTCGCCACACTACTTGATCCCAATACAACTGCATTTGCAGACTGATTGAGCGCCACATTACCAACTCTAATACCTGCCACTGCACCCAATGAGAATTGATATCCTGTTAGCAATGCAGTAGTGCCTGCTCTTAATTTATCTAAGGTTACATTGCCTGCAGCTATTTCTGAAGCAGTGATTGCGCCTGCAGCAATTTGTGCAGATGTAATAGAATCTGTTACTATCTTATTTGCGGAAATTGTGCCATCGACAAGCAATCCTCCGCTAATAAATGCAGAAACTGCTACCCAAGCAGCGCCGTCCCAGAATCGTGTTTGTGTAAAACTAGATGAGGTAACCGGGGTTGCATACAATGTTACTTGATCTCTTACAACTTTTGTTAACCCTGCGCCGGTAATTACCCCGTTTGCAGTAGTATCATTCCATGCACTTAATCCAGCAACACCGCTTGAGAATACGCCGCTACCTCTAGCACCGGCTGTTCCATTTGTACCGTTTGTACCGTTTGTACCGTTCGTACCTTGTTGTACTTTAGCTAAACTAAATTTTTTGCTTAAAGGAGGGGTGCCGAATTTATTGGTTGCCACTTTACCGGTTGCGGTAATTACCACATTTGCAACATTCGAATTAACAGCTGTTACAGTTACTGTTCGAGAACTAAATGAGATTGTACACCCAGAAGATGCTGCCGCATAGTCATAAGAACTAGATATATCGGTTGGACCCTCTAATACGGAGGCTGTAGTTGTGACTGAACCTCCGCCAGACAAAACACCGGCCAAAACCTGTCCAGCTGAATCTGTTGGTATTGCTCTTACCTCATCGGATAACACCATTATTGGTGTGGGTGTTGCGCTGATGTTTGCTTTAAATAAAAAGATAGTATCAGTATAAGTTATCCCGGCCGATGCAAAACTTGCGGTTATTCTTACGTTTGTATAACTTGGTTCTGCAGACAACCAATTTGCAAGTTGTAATTTCTTTGTATTTGGATCACCTAACGATGTTAATGTTATAGTTGCGGGGTCAGTTGTAAATGTTACCGTTCCCGCCATACCATTTAGATTGGCTGTTAATAATATATTAGGTTGATTTATAGCTGCTCCGGTATAATTGTCAACAATAAATCCCGCCGCATCATAATTTAAATCTAACCATTTTGGTATTGCCCCCCCGGTTAATCCTGTTATTGTTTGTCCCGTGCCGGTAATTACAGTATTACCATCAATAGAAATATTACTGAGGAAACCTATTCCTGTACCAGCTGAGAATAATATATTGCCGTTTAGATCTCTAATTGACAATCCTCTAGAATCAATCTTGGCCGCAGTTACTGAGTTTGCACTGAGGTGAACTGTAGTAATTGCGTTAGCATCAATAGAATTTGATGTAATTGCATTTGCTGAAATATTTTCTGCAAATACTGCATTTGTGGCAAGTTCTACAGTAGTAATAATATTTGCACGCAACATTCTAGTATCAATAGAATTTGATTGAATTGCGTTAGCATAAACCGCATCTACTGCTAATTGTACAGCTGTAATTGCGTTTGCTCTAATTACTCTCGTGTCAATAGAATTTGATTGAATTGCGTTAGCATAAACCGCATCTACTGCTATTTTTGCTGCTGTAATTGCGTTTGCTTCAATTTTATTTGTTGTTACAGCATTCGCTTCAATTTTATCAGCAATAATTGCATTTGCTGCAATTTTTGAAGCTGTTATTGCATCTGTTGCAACTTCTCGAGCACTGATTACGCCAGCATCAATTTTACCAGCAATAATAGCGTTTGATGCTATTAAACTTGCGGTGATATTTGCTGCAGCAATATCTGTTGCTCTGATAGCACCTGCTGCAATCTTACCTGCAATAACAGCGCCTGCAGCTAATTCAGTTGCAGTAATAATGCCAGCTGATAAAACAGGTGTACCGGAACCTGTAATAAAACTATTGTAAGATGACCACGCACCACCTGTAAAAAGATAAAGATTACTTTCATAAAATCCTTGTCTGCCGTTAAAATCTCTACCATCTCCTGGGCCGGTAGGCAATGAGAAAGTTGTAAATATTTCAACACCGCTAATAGAATTAGAAGTAGGTGTAAATGATGCACCGGGGCTTACCCAAGCAGTTCCATTCCAAATATATAATCCGCCATCTGTAGTATTATAAACAGATTGTCCATTTGCTGTTCCGTTAGCTGAAAGATTTGAAACTAAAGAAATTGCGCGAACATTTGCATTCGCAGTTATTGAATTAAATACATTTGTAAAATTTGTTAAAGATGTTACATTTACATTAACCAATGCGTTTTGTAATTGCCCCAAATTAACAGTAGTTACGTTTGCTAAGGCATTTGCTAACAACGTGAGATTCACAGGCGCGACATTTGCAAGTTTATTCGCCAATATAGTTAAATTTGTAGAAGTAATATCAGGCCAACCTTCAAAATTACTACTTCCGCCACCTCCTCCACTATAATATGCCAAATTAGCATACGCATATACATTGTCAAAATTTTGATTTACTTTTACAAATGCTGTACGTAAGGAATCCCCTTGCCCATCATTTGGGTAAGTACCTACGTTAACATTACTGATTGAATAAGATGGCATTTATTTTTCCAAATTCTGTTTTACTAATTGTTGCAAAAGAGATTTTATCTCAGACATTTCGGATTTCATATTATTTATTTCACCTGAGATATCAGTTACCTGACGAGTTAACTCTTTTTTATTTTTATACTCTTTTAATCCAACCACATCAATGTTAACCAATGCTTTATTTCTAACATTCTTTACAAATCTATTTTCATCTTCTATTTTTACATACATTTTATATCACCGATGTTGCTATTAAATTTCTAATTTTAGGTACAACTGTTTTATCATGAGAATAGAATACAACTTTAATCTGAAACTTATTAAAATCTTTAAATGTTGTTATTGTCTCACCTACCAACGTTTCATATTCTAGATTTGCAAAGCCGGTTGTTGTTTCAGAATCTGTTTCCAAAATCTTATATACTTCTGTAAAAAAGTCTTCCGAATACCCTGCATAAGACTTTTTGCCCTCTAGACTGTCCGGAGCAGTAACTGTGGCATTTTGATTATACAATGGCATTCTTCTCCATGGCAAATTATCTATATTATTATCGGTATTAATATCCAACGCGCTTTTTACTCTGCAGAAAACGTCTATATCTGTGCCATATTTCCTGTTAACATCCAATTTAACTTCTAAACCAGTTGAATCAAATCCAGATGCAAGAGTAATAACTTTACTAATATATCTACTAAGTGCTACTCCCCCTGTTGGCAATAACTCAGAATCTCGAGTATCTTGGTCAAAAGGACTATTAAGTTCGTTAGCAAATGTGTACAATGATAATCTAGATTTATCTAATAATGGAGATACATCTGCAGAATCATTTGTAAATGTCACTCCTATTTTTATATCCCCTTTTGCAATTGCTTTTTTCCGTCTATCTAAAACTGTAGAAGAATTTTGATTTATAGCAACCGCACCGGATAAATTTCCGGGAGATGATAGTTCATTTACCGTATTAATTGAATAAGAAATACCACTTACTTCACCTTCGCCGGTAGTTAAAGCATCCAATAAAACACTATCGTAAATTGTTTCGGGTATTGCTTCATTTTGTAATTCAAAAAATGCAGTTCCTTTTGCAAAAACAGCTTTATTTACTGAAAAACATAAACATTTATTTATTTCTTCCAACCAAGTATTAGTATTTTGCGATTTAAATAATTTCCCTATATAGGGTTCTTTTTGTGCAGGCCCCATCGTTCCTGGCCCAGGTTCTCCAAATATTGCAGTATATATAGAATAATCCTTTGAATCTGTTAAAATGGAAATTCCATACTCACCCGGTGGTAATTTTGAAAGCACCGGGAATGATGTATATGAAGACTGAGCAGCTAATGATGTAGTTATTAAAGCATTTGCAGGGACATTTACTGCGGCCGCCGGCACCACACAAACCGATCCCGGTATAATTTCGTTTGATGAAGGAACGCCGCCGATAACTTTTCTTAATTCTATTGATACCGGAGCCTTACTATCTTTTGTGGCAAACCATAAATTAACCGATGATAAAAATAATCCTTTTGGATATTTTGTTGCATCAACAAAAAATGTTTGTGTAAACGGAGTTAATATTGATACCGCTCCCCCTAATTTTGCAGCATCCGCAACATTTGTTTCAGCAACGGATGAAGTGGTTGAAGTAATTACTGTACTACTTCGTGTACTATCTACAGATGTATCCGGGAGTGAAGATACCCCTGTAATTGCAAATCTTGCAACGATTGTACTAACAGAGTCCTCGCCACCGCTACTTTGGCCTGAATCAATAAAAGATACATTTACTTGGCCGTCAATTACTAATGAATATGTTCTTGCGATAATTATTTTACCCGAAACATATCCTTCGGCGTTAGTTATTAAAGGGTCTCCTGAAAAATATAAGACATCATTATCTTGCCCTGGAATAGGATCAGGAGTAACTAACTTGCTATAATCTAATCCATTTATAAATGTTTTTAATGATGTGTATGGTGGTGCACCCGTAATTGTAAAATTGTAAACACCATTAACGCCACCTCGTGTATAACTACTTAAAGCACTCATTTTGTTGACCCTTACTCTATAAATCTACTATTTACTAACGCTGTTTTAAGTAAAGCCAATTTTGCTTCACCTGCATCTTGTAATTGAGGAACAATACCTGCAGTATCAAAACTAGTACTATCAATTGATGCGTAATCACTTACAAATCCATTATCTATCGAATATTGTTTTGATGAAACTACGTTTGCTGCAATATATGTATTGTTATTATCAAGTGTTTGTGATATAAAATTTTGAAGAGCAATTGCGTTTGCGGTAACATTTCCGGAAAAACTTTTTGGATAAATTAATACGCCATAATGAGGTGCAATTACTCCGTCAGAAACATTTATGTTTGCTCTCACTTCTAGATAGTCTACATTTGATCTATCCACAAATGCGTTTCTGTTATTTACAATATAATATGATTGATATAAAAATGTTTCTGTTGTATCCAGTCCCACTGATCTTATATGATCTGCATATATAATGTCATCTAAATCGTTAACAACGTTTAACCAACCTTGTGCATTTGAACCATATGTTACTTGCAGATCTCGAACAACATTACCAAAAAATGATATTGCGCCATTGGACATGCCTTGCACGTTTAAATTATCAAGTTGTATCATTTGTTAATTCCTTTAATATTTCTACGAGTTTTGCAAAATTTCAAACAGCCATCATTGCATCAGACAACACATCGCCTGGTTTGCCGCCACCGCCACCGTAGCCAATGCCAGTTGCGCCACCAAACGGTGTAGCTCTGCCGCCATCGTCCGACACTCCAAAACTTGATTGATCTAACCCATTTTGGGGCGCGTTGCCCTGATTTTCCCCGCGGTCATGATGAGAATTGAGAACGTCAGCAGAGACACTTACTACCGTATCGTCGTTCGTCACCGCAGCTTGCGCTGCAGTTGCAGCAACATCGTTTTCTATTTCGGTAACTCTAGCAGCATAATCAATACTGTCTTCCTCAGTAGTTTCTCTTACAGTAAGATTTCTAACTGCATTCGTTGCAAACCCACCAGACCCCGAAAATGAGTTAGGATATGAATCAGCCTTGCCGCCACCCTGTAGTGTTCCGCTAGAATTAATTTGAGTAGATTGTACTATTGTGGTATTTCCCTGAATGTTTTGAGGAACCCCCGTAGGTACAATTTGTCCTGTAATTTGTTGTTCAGTATATAGCATGGTAATTAAATCATCGCGATATCTAACATCGGGATCTGTTATAAAAGATAATTTATGGTGCGCGCCAGAAAAAGAAGGTCTGCATTCTTTTTTATTAGTATTAATTGTTGCAGTAAAGTATGGACTTGTTATTAATGCTGCGTTATGATTGCTAAAATCTTCAACAAAAATGCCTGTAGTATATAATACATTACCTTGTATGCCGCCTCTATCAAATACTTTATTGTTTAATGCTGCAATTTCAATGCTTTGACGTTGTACTCGTTTTTCCAAAGAAGTTAACCTTGAAGAAATAATACCAATACTTTTCATAGTATATCTATTATAATTTGTATGTATTACTTTGGCGCTGCTTGATGACGCAGTATATGGAGGAGACACAATTGTGGCAATCAATTGTTGTGTTCTATTAGATTTGTCTAAAGGAGCTTTTGGTGTTACTGAAGATGTTCCCAAATCTAATCTAAATTTGTTGCCAGTTTGTTTAGCTGTATCGGCTTTAACATCTGTTGTTTGCACATATACTCTGTCAATTCTTGGCAAATAATATTGTAAATCAACCTGTGTCCCTGGAACTGCCAGTGGATCCGGTCTAGAAACGGTAGTTGTTCTATATGTAAAACCGGTTATAGGATATTTAATTCTTGCTGGTCTAAAGTCCAAGCAATCTCTTAAATTAAATGTTGCTGCACCCTCAGGAGATCTATAGGTTGGAATTTTAGCATATAGAGTGTTTGCATATGAATTTACTGTAAATGGTCCTGTCCCTCCACCGTGTTCAAAATAATCAACAATAACAACCACATTACCAACATTTGCAGCATTCTGTCCTAGAAATTTTATTCTACCCCAATCATACACAAAGTCTCGTTGCCCATCATCTAAAGTATATAATAACAATGATTGGGGACTTACTTTTGACCACGCATTTGTATTACTAACTGCCTCGTTTGTAGTTACTAACGCTTTATATAATCTGTCTTCATACGAAACATATTTTCCCGCGCTATATGTATTTGCATTAAGATATTTTCCGTGAAAATTTGTACCAGAATCAATCTTATAAACATTTTTTAATGCCGTTATATCTGGATAAAACAAAGTAATCCAGTCGTTTGAATTAATATCAGTAACAACCGGCCAATTTTGTTCCAACGTTTTTGTTCTTATTGTTTCTTCATTAGTTTGCAAAGTTGCGATAATGTCTAATTTGGCAGCAACTAAACTATTAGCATGCGTAATAGTCATATTAGTTTTATTCAAATCTAAATCTAATGTCACAGTTGAAGAATCCACATACGCGCCCGTGAAGTAATTTGGATTACCTGTAGTCGTATCTTCTTTTTTCTTAACTATAATAGTATAATATTGTTGAGAATAATATTTTGTTAGAGAATCACCTGCACTACCCACAAATTTATTAGGCGAAGATGTTGTAATAGACGCAACTCCGTTGGTCATTTGTACATTGGAATATAATTTCGTATAAACGGTGTTTATATTGGTAACATCTTTAACATAAGAATTATTAATAGGAAATACATACCTGCTGTTTTGTGTTGATTCAAAAATAACAAGATTGTTAGATATTGGTTCTAACCCGCCCGCATTCGCAGCAATGTTTGCGAAGAAAAGCGGATTTGCGTATGTACCGTAGTTTCCTTCAATATTAGAATAATCATTGCCGACACTTATGATTGAACGTATAGAAGTAGCATTTGAAGTAGTACTTGTTTGTTCAAAGTTAAACCAATAAAATCTATACACAGCTGTAGTATTTGAGCCTGATTCATATTTTAAGAATTTAGGTGAAATATATCCTACCCGAGTATTCGAACTCATGGCAGCAGTATTTGTTGTATTATGGGCTTCCCAATAATCTCTTAGTGTAAAGGTTTCGGGGTCAAATAGCCCATATTTTGGAGAATTTATTAATACATATCTACCAAAATAAGTGTTAACATCTGTTTCTACTATTGTTTCAAAATCTCTTGCTTTTGGAACAATTAATTCTGTTTTGTCAGATGTTTTAATTTCATAACCACCTATGTAAGCTTTTCCTTTACTGATAAAAAATCTATTATCTTCACCTGAACTCGTTGAACCCGCAGATGATAATCTAAATGGTTCTATACTATAGTTTCCGGATTCGTCATATGTTCTTTCAGCAAGCTTATCTGAAAGTGCGGAGTATGTAGTATCAACCGCAGAATAGTTTAATATATTTTTTCCATCAATAAATTTTGCAATTGCTACATAATCATCTGTAACATCCGCTTTAAAATCTGCATCTAAATCTACTGTATCCAAGGTTAATGTAACTTTTAATCTATCTGCACCGGGTGCAAGATAATTAGAGCTACCAAATGCGGGATCTAGTAAACTGGAATCATCATTATAATTTACTGTAGATTCCGTATACCTATAAATGACAGCTTTTTTGTCGGGGTATGGTGCGTATTTTTGCGGAACAATTGCTTGAGATTCTACATTTATAAAAAATCCTTTTTTATAATAAATTCCAGAAGATGCACTTAGTACAGCAGTTGCACTGGACCCTTTTCGCTTAAACTGTAAGGATATACCTGTTCCGGTTGTTGCTAAGTTATCATTTAGTCTAACAGATGTTGCAGATAACACCTCGATTACATACAAAGGAGAAACACCAAATCCATCAACTGCATATAATTGATCTCCCACCTTTAAATTGGTAGATGCCGTTATAGATGTAATTTTTTCAGAATATTGCTCTGTTGTACCTGTAATCGAAATATCAATATCTTCGACTAATGTTTCTGTACCAACATATATGTTGGATTTTATTTGCGCAGAATCGATATCGGAATAAAAATATACAGTTTCTCCTGATATAAATTCACCGTTACCTTTTGATGGTCTAAACACTACCGTATGCGGATCACCAATTGTAGGGGTGTCTGCATTAAATACAAATTCAACTTTTCCAAAAGTATTAGATGTTGCGCCGGTTACATACGTTCCCAAATAAGTATTAATATTCGCAACACTCATACCTGTTAATTTAAGAGATTTGTGTTGATTATTTGTTATTGCTAAAGCACTTGGATTTTCTTTTGATGCCCGTGTGCCGTCAACAAAAATGTGACTGGCAAACGACTTAATTTGATTCTGTAGGATAGTTTGAAGCTGAGTTAATTCTCTTGCTTGAACAGGCACGCCAGGCTTAAAAAGAATTCTATAAAAATTCTTTTGAGGATCAAAATCGTCATAATACGGAGAAGTTGTTAAATTTATAATCATTTTTTATATCCTAGAATTAAAATTCTATAACTATGTGAATATTTTCTGCCTGGTCAGATTGTCTTGTTATTTTACTACGATTTTCAACATACAAAGCTTTGCCGGTATTGTGTTGTATTTCGGGCGCCACTATAGATGCAATATTTCCGGTTGCAAGAGATGTGCCTCCGCGCAAAATTTCACCTACAGTAAAATCTACAGCGCCCGAATATAAGTTTTCAGGGGTTATATATCGAATCGCTACATTTGATCCAACCACATTTGCGCTTACAATTAACGCAGATGCTTTGCTAGTATCCCCGGTAATTAATTCATCTAACGAAAATGTTCCAGTTGCACCCGTTACATTTAATGTATATGTTGCATCTAAAGTAATTTCTGTTGCAACATTCCCTGTAGCAACAGAAATTGGATTTGATATAACTGTAATTCTTCTATAATCATTAACAACCGGAAAATCTCCGCCGCCTTCAGCATAATCCAACCTACTATTTATCATCACATATTTAGCCCCCAATTCATATAATGGGTCTGATCCGTGGCCGTTTATTGGGCTAACTATAGCATATGCTGAAGCGTTTGTTCCGGTTGAATCTGTTATACTAACATTAGCAATCTTATAATTAGTACCTGTTTCATTTGTGTTAATTGAAATAGATGTAATACTGTTGGAAGAATTTAAAGTATATGATGAAATTGACGCTCCGGTTCCTTTTCCTTTTATTGCAAATGATGCAAACCCGGAATAACCAATTCCTTGATTTGCCACAACAATATTATCAATAGTTCCAGGAATTGCAGTATCTACAACATCTGCATTTACATTAATTGCCATGTAATTAGCTGTTAGAAATTTTAATATATCCGAATCTGTTAATGAATACATATATTTCCATCTGTAACCATCTGCTGTTTGAAATATAGAATTGGTTCTCCCAGAAGGTTGCACGGTTGATACTGCACCAAAATTATTAGAAATACATTTGTATACGTTATAATCGGGATTTGTTAAAACGTAAAAATTACTATCCAATAAAGTTTCTTGCGTATTGTCATACTGAGTATATACAACACCTATTGTATAATCATTTCTTTTAATTACTAATTTTACATCCGAACCCACAATTCTTTTTGCTGCTACAGAATCTGCCCAGTAAATATATTCTTGGTTTAACGTATTTACTGGATTGGTAGGTGTGGGTTCAGTTGGCCATGCTTGTGGACGGCCAATAATTAAATAGTAATTACTAGTATAACTACTTGCAAAATTTACTGCGTTTTGTATACTAAAATTGTTTGTAACAATCTGTGCCATTAAAATATCCTGTGTCTTTTATTATTTATTACAGATAATTAAATATAACATAAAGCATATCTGTAGTAACTTTTAAATTAGTTACTCTGCTATTCGAATATGTTGTTAAACTTGCAAGTATTACATTAGAATCTGATGTGATACCAAAGTAATCCCAAACTTCAGACTGCCCTGTTGATTTAGAATTACTAGATATTTCGTTGTTTATATCAATTTCGCCAAAAACTTCTGTTCCTGCTGGATGAACTAGTTGTGAGGCTGTTTTATCCCATTCCGCAATTGAAATATCGCTTTTTACAACATATGAATATGGTTGATAAAATAATTTACTACGATCAGTGCTATTTACAGCTGGTCCGTGAATATATACTAATTCTGATAGTTTACCTTTATTATTTAACCAATATCCGGTAGATTCTTTTAGAATGTTTATGTTGGCGAATAAATTTGCCGGTTGAGTATATCGTATGTTAGCTTTTAATTCAATTTCAATTGAAGGATTTATCTCAGGCGTGGAATAATCAAACGTAAATCGTTTACTGTCTAACACATATTTAACAGATAACTCTTTTTCTAAAATATTTGGTAAAGACGCAAAATAGATATTTGCATAATTACCTTTAGTTAACCCATGCGGAAAAATCGATGTGTACGATCCAACTCCGTTTAACAAAAGTACATTACCAGATGTAATAGATGTAGGCGTCGGAGATGTTATAGGGGCAGGATTATACCCTTGTGCCGAAGCTTCGGAGCTTAAAACAGGATATACTTTAGAAGCAATAACCTTAACACTTTTAATTTTTCCCGAAGCATCAACCGATTCTATTTTGCAAATGCCGCCGCCATCCACATTTATAACTGTTCCTACTTCATATCCAGCTACACCATCAATAATTTCAATTTTGGATAATTGCGGGACAGTTCTTGCGGTGATAGTAACCAGAGAAGAATTTAAATCTATTAATTTTGTACCTACAATATCTTCTCTGACAAACGTTCCTTTTATATTTTCAAGATGTAATTCATAAATTTCTACAACGCCCTCAAACAACCGTAAAACATTATTCACCACCGCGGTTGCTTTAGATGTTTGGCCGGTAATCTTAGTATTTTTAAAATCAAAAGGATTGCCTGATCCTAGTTGGCCAGGGATTACTTTTATGGTTCTATCTTTTCTCCATACTCCATCGGAAGGTTTTAGTACCGATTCGCTAGGATAGTAAAATTCCGCCTTAGAGTTAAACATTGCACGAAAAAGCAATTTATATGCTTCTTCTGTACCTTTAGTTTTATAAATGTCTCTAAAATGTTTAATAAACGTGCGTTTGTCTGTAACAATGTTTCGTGGAATATCATTGCCATAGTTTACAAAGAACTGTTCAATTAAATCATCGGACGTATAATCACTATCTCCATATTTTCTTGCATTTTGTAATACTTCTTGCGCACCTTTATCTTGTTCTAAAAATTTATAATACGCCTCTAAAAATTTTACAAATGTAGATGTTGAATCAGCTCTAACAAATTTTGCAATTTGATTAGATAGCGTAACAACTATCGCATTACTCACTTCAACTTGCGTAGTTGATAATACTTTAGTTACAAATACTGTATTTGTAATTGCTGGGTGTTGCAATCTATCACCAGCAATAATATCATTAGTATCTCCAACCGTAACAATTTTTGACGACGCAGTTGTTGATATTGGTTGTACGTTTATAACATCATATTCGCCTACCCGAATAAACTCGGGTATTTGTGCTGCAAATATTTTAGATAATTTTTCTCTTATTCTACTCATATTGAGATTACATTAACTGTAAGTCCTGGTAATCGATTTGAATCAATATTGGTGGAGCTATCATCTAATAAGATAATTTGATTTTTACTAACATTTACATCTAGATATTCATCTTGCACGGTTGCCGTAATTCTAATATCTGAAGTTTCTGTTGGGTATCCTAACAATTCTAAACTGTCTATTGACAATTCGCCGGTACCATAATTAATAGATCCATACGCAGTATTCAGTAAAGTGTCATTAATTGCATCAATAAGTTGTACTGTACCTGTACCAGTATTATTTGGTACAGAATCATTTGGAACGTCTTTAATTTTTGCAACCAAAGAATTCCCTTTATAATTTACTGCAAAACTTGTGCTTGTCAAACTTCCCGGGACTAATCCATTTTTAAAATTAATTGTATCGCCCAAAGTATAAATGTTTAATTTACTATTTAAAATGGGTGAAATTCTTCTTTGTAATTTTACAGTCATTAAATTACCAATGATATATTCATTTACATTATCAATATTTCTTGATAACTTTGAAAATACAAAATCTTTATCAAATTGTTGAAGATCAGTTGAAAAATAGTTTTGTATTTCGTTAACAACTAAATTTTTAATATTTGTCGAAGATAAGGAAGTTTTTCCGGCTTCATACTTTACGTTAACTGATAAATTTATATAAAAATAATCAGGATCAACAAATTCTGGCATTATAGATAAAACTTGTTTGTTTTGTAAAATAATATTTTTAATGTCCGCCTTTACCCCTTCGGTAATAGCATACCCCTCATATGGATTTAATGAAATTATAACTTTTCCATACATTGGAGGAACATTATCTTCCCCGCCCCAAACAGATACAGATTGAACCAATGGATAATTTTTTGATATAATTGCTTTATAATCGTCGCCTGTAACTGCTCTATTTGATGATGAAGAAAATTTAGGTGCTCTAAACTTAATACTATTTATATCTTCTCTTTCAAGGCCACCTCTTGAATTTGTGGCCGCAATTATTGTTCCAGAAACTGTTCCGCCGCCAATACTTGTTCCGCAAGTAAATTGTTGTGAAAGTGTGCCTGCAACATTGCCTATGGTTCCATTGGTTATGAGGTAATTTATAGTTATTAAATTATTTCTTGCCAATTTTTTACCAATAACTCCGTCACCAAAGTAAATTTGATATAATCCGGAAGGATTTTCTTCAATAAAAAATACTGTGGATTCGCCGTCTATATTTAAAGTATCTTCAGTTAATGTATATACAGTTTGTGTAGAATCCGACACAGAATTTTGAACTACAACTTGAATTGTTGTTGTGTCAACATTATCATTTGGAATAGTATATTTTTCTAAAGGTCCAGGGGTTTCAACACTATAAACATACTGTAGAGGAATGCCTTCAACAATCTCAATGTCTTCAAATGAATAAATTCCATTTACAGGTTGTATTGTTTTTGCATCCAAATTAACGAATGTTAGTGTAGACTCATTTACAAAAGTTGTAAATGGAGTAAATTTATCTAGAGTTAAAAAATTAGGAGAATTTGTTACGTCAGTTACTGTAAATGATATTGTAGCTCTTGCACCAATTGCTGATACCGGAGTATATCCCAAATGTTTTGCGATAGAAACAGCAGATGCACGTTTGACCGCAGAATCTAAAAACATATCATTTATAACCATACTTGCTAAATACGCATTGTAATGAGTATTATATGACAACACATCTAATAATATAGATAACCCAGATCCTTCAAAATCAAAATCTGTAAAGTAAGGCGCGCCATCAGTATCGGTATAATTTTTAAGGAAATCCTTTAAATTGGATTTTATAGTATCGAAATCTAATTCCGCTATTCTTAAATTTGCCATTATCTTACTCTACTAATTGTTGTTGTTACTGTTATTGGCAATGCAACATTACTAAGGACAAATGTTACTTCTATATCAAGTGCATTGTTATCGGAATTATCTAAAATTTGAACATCCAATATTGATGCTCTTGGTTCAAATTTTTCTATTGTATTTCTTATAGATCTTTCAATTGCAACAATTGTAGAAGGCATAAGATTTTCAAACATTAACGCACTTACCTGACTACCTATCTCTGGATGAAACGGTCTTTCGTAATTTTTTGTTAATATTAGATTTTGTATAGATGACTTTACCGCATCCGCGTTTTTTCTAGTAAGAATATCTTTAGAATAAGGATGGGGAGAGAACATCAGATTTATATCTGTGTATCTTCGTACGTTTCTAGTTGTAGTAGCCATTTTTAATATTTATTATAATTTTATTGCTAGATGATCGAAATAATAAATAACATCCTTTTATTTATACCAATTTTACGAAGGCATTTCTTCGACCCGGGGCGTCTGCACTATGATTTGCAAGCGTACCAATTGGCATCGGAGATTTTGCTCCATTTGATGCAGCTGCGACATGAATCCAAGCAATCGTTCCAGATGGTCTTGATGCATATTCTAGTAATACCTGTTTATATGGAACATTATTTTTAATCCATTCTGCAATACTATAGTAATCTGAGAATGAATGGGATTTAAACTGTAAATCTACTGCTTGCCCTAAATTGTGATCCGAATTAGATGGCCTTGATCTAAACCCGCTTGTTATTACCATATCTGGATATTGATCTTTAATTTTATCAAGCACATTAACTGAAAGATATTTTAAATTGCCAACGATTTGTGCAGCAGTTAATCCATTTTGAGCTTGTACCGCATATGAGGTTGCGGATGCTTTGGTTGACACATCTCCGAGGTAAATATATTTTGATAATTTTAATGAATCTGGGAAATTATTGTAATTCTCAAATTCAGAAGAATCAACTGTTATAGGTTTGCCCGTTGTTGCAGTATTTGTATCTGTTTCTGATCCGGAAAGAGATTTTATTGAAGAATTAACCTCACCTGACTCCAAACGCTTTTTAGCAAGATCCGCTGCTTCAGATTCCAAACTATCTCCAAGGAATATGCCCGCCGGGGCATCTGGTCTAGTTAAGTTGGATTTGCCAGAAACTGTTGCAACTGTTTTTTCCTCGGGCGGAGCATATACCGGTAATTTTGTAGTAGATATAGTAGCTGCGCCCATTTTTGTTTTAACAGTTACGGCATCTAATAATAATTCTAACCCACCTTTAATACTTGCAGTTGATGCTGCCCCAGACTGTAAAGCAATATCTTTGCTTGCCTTAGCTGCAAATGCACCCGATTTGGCATTCATAGTAATACTGCTACCCTGAATATTGACGGGCCCGTCACTTGTTAATTCTAAACTAGATTTTCCAGAAACTTTAATATCTTTAGCAACAACTTGAACAGTTTTTGCAGATTGTACTAAAGTTGATCCGTTGCTTGTTATATTCAAAGCACCATTTACTTCGATGTCTGCATTATTTTGTACTAAGATTTTTGTCGGTCCTCCTACTGTTAAATTGAGTGCACCTTTAACATATACATATCCATTATTATCGCATACCTCGTAACTGTCGCCAATTACTTTTTTAACCATTGTACCATTTATATCTATTTCAATATAAGTACCTTTTTTATGGTAAATATGAATTCTTTCAGCATTTGGACTTGAATCTAATTCAATAACGTGGCCCGCTTCAGTTTCAATTACTTGATTATAAGGATACCGTGCATTATAAGCTGTTGTAGGTTCGGACCAATTACTTCCGCCAGATGCGGTGGGTATATCTTTTTTACGGTAATATTCTTTTGTTTTAAAAGATTTGTGAGATGTATCTTCTGTCGCTAATTTATTTGTATCCGGCAACCCAGCATAATCAATTTTTGGATAAATTTTATTCGGATCGCTAAACCCTCTTTGTGAAGCAAATGCTGGATCGTTCAAAGGGCCTGCGGGATTTTGAGTGGGATTTGATGGGTGCGGCAACACCGAAGGAATGTCTAGATCAGTTGGTAATGTAGGTTCCGTATTTGCATTATCTAATTTTAATGGTTGCCCGTTACCATCATAAACCACAGCACCAAACGATGTGGTTACAACATTGCCTGCTTTAACTTCTTCATTTATTAGTAGTTTTTCAACGGTGGGGGTTTTATCCGGTTTTCCAGCAAAGGTTCCCATCATTACAGGTTGTTGTTTTTCTTCACCATCTAAAAACCAACCTACGACCCAAGTTCCTTCAACTGGTCCTAACGGAGAGACACCGACGCCTGAAGTACTTGCAGACGTAATTGGCATCATAGGAGTTGCCCACGGTAAATCGTTTGTAGGTAATATACTAATATCATCTGTGTGATATCCAAATATCCTAACTTTGCATCTACCTATTTTTTCAGGATCTTTTCTATCTTCAACAATCCCTACCCAAAAGTTAAAATTTTGATTTAAATATAAATTGTTCATAACATTATCTCGAAGAATTTCTTAGGTAATCTGTGGGGGATCCTGACAATGAATCCCGGACAACTTCCATTGTTATCATATGTTTTAAAAAATTAATTTTATGATGAATAGAAGTTATTAGATAATTCCCAGAATATCGTGAATCTAAATGCTCAGACGTTATATCTGATTCATCTACGGGCGACATATCTGGAAATTTAATTTCTATTAATCTGCCTGCTTCAACATCTGTCCTGCCGTATATTGAAATATTCAGCTTCAACGAATTAAGTTCAAGTAAGTTTGATAAACGATTACCATACAATTCTCCCATTCTATCGTTAAAATTATTTTCAATTCCCGTATGGATACTAGATGCCGACGGATATACTTTAGTGTGACTGTTTAAGTTTCTAACAATATTTTCCGGTTTAAATAATGGTATAGAATTTTTACCAGAAAGATGTTTATAGGAAGAAAAGTTACTAACGTGATCGTAGTCCGTAATTGTTCTTTGTTTTTTAAATATATCTAAAGATACTAATTTACTTGCAAAATATCCATTGTCTAGATTATCCAAATAATCCAATCCATTTAGTATTTGTACCGATTGGATTAATGCCATTTTTTCTACAGTATCGTCAGACGGACCTAGTACGCCTGTTGCCTTATACTCATATCTTCCTATAGATGTTTCTTTGTCAAATATGTCTTCAAGACTTCCTAAATAAAATGCTCGATTAGTTTCCCAGAATAAAAAGTTACACGCTTTACCCGATTTAGGTAATGATTTTTTTGCCAACCAATTTATACATTGAAAAGGTGTCCATGCAGGACTTACAAATTTAACTTTATTTGCTGCCTCTGAAAAAACAACCAACGCAGTTTTTTCTTTGCTCTCAGACAATTTATTATTTGTTTCGTTATATACAAGATTTCTTGAAATTGCTAAATTATCTGTAAAAATTTTATCTATTATAGTATCAACTTGTCCCGAAAATGCATTATATAACGGACTCAATGAATCTATTAATGCTTCTTGAGATATAAATTTAAATTTGTATAATTGTGTGTTTTGATCTCTGACCGGTATACGATCTGCAATTGAAATAATTTTAAAAGTTTTATATATTGAATTAATAAGTCCTGGTGTAGTAACTTTAATAACTAGATACTCATCCCCAACTAAATCTAATTCTTTTGGTAAATTTCTACTATCAGATAATAAAATATCTCCGGATAATACGTTATTAAAAATACTTTCGTAAATATTCAATTCAACAAGATAATCTGTTAAAGATATCGTTCCTTTAGTCGAGACTAGAAATAGTTGTTCAATATTTATTTCACCCGCTGCTTGCAGAGAAGATTGTGTAGAAATACTCATTGTTGAATGATTGTGTTAAAGTTTGTTTCAACGGTAGAAACAATTTCGGGTTTTAGGATATTAATTCTTCTCTTTTTCTCATTCTCGGCAGTTTCATACATAAGATTTGTAACTGGAAATAACGACCCTGTTGGAAAATTTTGTAGAACTAAATTAATTTGTTGTACGCCGGTTGTTGCCTGAAACTGTATTGATTGTGGTAATGTATATGAAGAATTTTCAACCATTGCTCTATAACCGGATACAATATATTCTTGCGGGTTAACATAATGATGTAGGCTATTCACATCTTCTTCTCCGTACTTGCCCTTTACAAATTCTACTAAATTATAATAGCTCATTGGCCAATCAAATCTGGGATCTATAATATCGTTGGCAATTAGAATAACCCAATGCAGGTTAGAATCTCCGTACCAATAATCGGCAACAATTTCAGGAGTTTCTCCATCTTTAATATCATACTGATCAAAAACAGAACTGTTGTTTTTTAATTCATTAGACAATACTGCACGTCTTAAAATATCTGGAACAGTTTGCACTGTACGATTATTATCTAACGTATATAACAATAAAGGAAATTTTTCAAAAAACATTTAATATCCTCGAGTTCTTATAGATTCTTTTGTAATAAGTTCTAGTTCTCTAAAACTCAATGTTAAATTAATTTCAGTGGGAGCACCATCTGAAAAAGATGAGAATTGCTCGCCCCCATAATCAACACTCAAATCTGTTAGTGCGCAGGTTGCAATTTTATTAAAATAACCATTTTCTTTATTATTATAATAATAGGCAATTTCAAACTCAGAAGGATATACAAAAAATGCTCCGCCGGCTGCTAATTCGGGATGCATGTGTTCCTTAAATTTACTAATGATATTATAAACAGATAAAACTTCGCCTTTATTTTTTGGCATAAATTTATATCTAAAATTAAATTTACGATAATCAACCCCTTCAAAAAATACTTCTCTGAAAGGATTTGTTTTTACTTTTGCTCCGAATTGTACAATGTCTGATATATTACCCAATCCGCCCATTCCCGGCAATATTGATGGTATCTGTGCAACCTTTAGGGCTGCTTGAATTGCAAGGCCTTCGCCCCTGGTTGTAGAATTTACAGAATCTGCTGCGGAGTTATCTCCGCCCAAAAAACCACCTAAAATTCCTAAATCTTTATCTTGGTAGTTTATACCGTAAGTTACACTAGGTTTTTCCTGCATTTGTAATGTTATTACGTCTATGAGTCTTTGAGTAGAATCTTTTTGCAGTATCTGTGAGCCCAATACTAAACTGCCTGCACCTACGGCGCCAGCCGCGGCCAGTATACCCCCAAATAGCGTAGCGGCCGATGCTTTTCCGGCAACCCTTGCCGCGGCCGGTTGATTGGATGGTTTATTTGTAGGATTTGTATTATTTGATACCCCTAATATTTGTCCGGCTGCTGTTGCCAAGCCTTTGCCTGCTCCATATACAGATAATCCCAACATCCCGCCAAAAATTAACTTGGATGCGGTATCCTGCGGGTTTAAAGTATTCCTTACACTCCCACCGGCTGCTTCACCTGTTTTATCTGCAATAACCTTATAAGAATTGTCTTTGACAAATTTAGATTTACTTCGAACATTTATAAAAAATGTTACATAATGTTGTAAATCCGGCTGTACGCCCAATCCTGCAGGATAACTAAGTGTACCTATGTTGTATCCATTATTTTTTTGTCGTATACTGTCAAATGGATTTTTATTATTATATTCGGTAGCCCTGATATTTGTGTAGTTTGGATTGATATTATCAGCCATTTGTTTCCTATAAATATTATAGTTATTAATTATTTATATGAGTTATGTACACCAAAACCTACAAGGGCCGATTTAGAGTAGTAAATGCTACAAAATATAAGGGAGATATCACAAATATTGTATATCGTTCTTTGTGGGAGCTTAAATTTATGAAATGGTGCGATAGCAGCATTTCCGTGGTGGAATGGGGATCGGAAACAGTAATAATCCCATATATTTCGCCGATTGACAATAAAGCACATAGATATTTTGTAGATTTCTATATAAAGGTCCTTACTAAGACAAATAGCACAGAAAAGTACTTAATAGAGATTAAACCGGAAAAATTTACTAAACCTCCAGAAATACCAAAGAAAAAGACAAAACGATTTATAGATGAGGTATTTCAATATGGGGTTAATGATGCTAAGTGGAAAGCAGCATTTGAATTTTGTAAAGATCGTAACATGAAATTTGTTATTTTAACAGAAAAAGATTTGGGAATTAAAAAATTAAATGGCAACGAAAAGTCCTTTTGAAACAATACGCCTAAATGCCGCGGGTCAGGAGAAATCCTACCAATGGTATAGACAACAAGTTCTTAATTTAGGAAAAATGGCGGGATCTACCGGACAGGTATTGCGGGAAACCCCGATGGTTACGACTATTATGCCGGGTGAAATGTATCTGTTCATGTATGATCCTAAATTTAAAAATGAACTACCTTATTATGATAGAATGCCGCTAGTATTACCTTTTAGAAAAGTACCTGGTGGATTTTACGGCATAAACCTACATTACTTACCATATCTAATGCGATTTAAAATTTTAGATATATTGACACAATATACTGTTACTACAAATAGTGATAAACGAATTCAATTATCATGGAAATTGCTAAATGCAACATCAAAATTAAGTCCCGCAAAATTTGCGGTAAAGCATTATTTAAATAGTCATGTACAATCAAGATTTTATAAAATTAATTATCAAGATTGGGTAACAGCTTCACAATTACCGGTTGAAAAATTTGTAGGTGCACAAAAGACTGCAGTGTGGCAAGATGCTAATAGAAGTCAATAATAAGGAACCTAATGTCTAATTTTAATATAGATACTTTTAGAACAGAGATATCAAGATCTGGTATAGCTAAATCAAATAAATTTGAAGTACAAATATTACCACCCAAAGCCCTGCAGAATTTTTCAGATGAAAGTAGGTTAGTTAGTTTATATTGCGAAATAACAAATTTGCCGGGAATGTCAGTAACAACTAAGGGACTAAAATTATATGGTCCTGCATATCAACGCCCAGTATCATCGGAATTTAATGGCGAAGCTATTAGTATGACGTTTTATTTAGATGAAAAAATGAAAGTAAAAGCATTTTTTGATGCATGGATGTTTAAAATAGTAAACCCAAACTCATTTAATGTCAACTATTCCGAAGAATATGTGTCTCAAATTAAAATATCTCAATTGGCTCCAAAAGTTTCATCGGTAAATCTGCTTACTTTTGACAATCAGGTAGATATAAAAGATGAGGAAACGTATTCAATTTATTTAGAAGACGCTTTTCCGCGTGCAATGAGTTTAGTAGATCTTAGTTCTGGTGCAGTAAATCAAGCAGGTAGATTAAACATGACATTTACATACAGACGTTGGTTTGCTGAACATCCTAGTTTCAGAGGCCGCGGAGCAAAAACAAATTTTGATCCAAAATTGAGACCTCCGTTTATTAATAATCTTATTAACCCATCACCAGTTATCGATAGAGCATCTCCTGTTATTGGTGGCCTTGATCGCGGCACACGCGGTGGACTATAATAACATTAGATATTTTGCAAGTTATTTTATAAGGATACATCATGGCATTGCCTATATTAGAAACCCCAACGTATGAATTAATACTACCATCTACAAATAAAAAAGTTAAGTACAGACCATTTTTAGTAAAAGAATATAAAATACTCTTAACAACTGTAGAAGCAGATGTTTCAGAAATAACAAGAGTTGTAACTGAATTAGTTGATAATTGCACATTCAATAAATTAAATATATCAAAATTAGCTCACTTTGATGTTGAATACTTATTTTTAAATATACGAGCAAAATCAATTAGTGAAACTGCAGACATCGTAATTAATTGCGAATGTGGAACAAAAATAGATCACACATTAGATATAACAAAATTAACGGTAGTTAAGGATGAATCTACAACAAATAAAGTATTATTAACTGAAGATATTGGAGTGATACTAAGATATCCGCAGTTCGACGAAATGTTGTCTATAAGAGATAATTCAAATAGTACCCGTATTGTAGAACTAATAACAGATTGTGTAGATGCAGTGTTTACCAAAGATGATTATTTTGATAAAACATCATACACCGAAGAAGAGTTGAACACGTTTGTTAGTTCTTTTACAAAAAAGCAATTTGATAAACTTGAAGAGTTTTTTAGAAATATTCCAAAAATAGTACAACATATAGAAACAGACTGTCCTAGTTGTAAAAAAACAAATATTGTAGATTTAGAAGGTCTACAAAATTTTTTCGTCTAACTCTTTCTCACGAAAGTTTAATTAACTATTTTCAATTAAATTTTTCGTTGATGCAGCATCATAAATACTCATTAACGGAAATAGAAAATATGTTGCCGTGGGAAAGAGAAATTTACGTATCATTGTTAGTAAACTATATTAATGAAGAAAATGAAAAAATAAAAGCTAAAAAAGCAAGGAGTTAATATGTTTGGTAAAAATAAAACTGAAGAAGTTGTAGAAGAAAAGAAAAAACCCGATGAGGATTGGATGACGAAAAAATGGCGTCCAATGATGGCAATGATGTATATGACTTGCTGTCTATTCGATTTTGCGTTATTTCCAATTATGTTTACGGTTGTTCAGTTCTGGGAAGTTCAAGCTGCAAACGACGCATTTAGACAATGGGTACCGATTACACTACAGGGCGGTGGATTATTTCACGTGGCAATGGGTGCAGTATTAGGCGTTTCTGCTTATGGTAGAACACAAGAAAAGGTTGCAGGTGCAGCAAATGTTTCAACAGCATCAGGAGTTCCCACTCCAGAATTAAGCAGTGCTCCTCCAGTACAATCACCTAGCTCATTCGGGAGCGGGGGTGGATTCAATTCAGCCCCGGTAGCAACTGCATCAGCGCCTAGCTCATTTGGCAGCGGATTTGACTCTGCGCCTGCAGACATTGGATTCGGATCGACGCCGACTAAACCAATCGTTAGAAGACCTGTATAATGGCAAACGCAATACAAGATCCAATGGATAGGCTGTCCTCAATTATAGAGGGAGAGAAAAGCCCTTTTGTAGAATTGTCTGAAAAGATGACGGGCACATCTAAAGATATTAAAAATCTTAATCTTTCTATTTTGAATCTTGCTATTGCGCTTGAAAAAAGAGCAGGTATAAGTAAATCGGAAAAAGAAGACCCAGGAAAACCCGGAAGACCAATTGGAATTGATTTAAAAGAAGATTATAAAGATTTTAAAGCCGGGTTTACTGAGCAACTATCATCATATGTAAAATCCGCTAAAGATACTATAAGTTATCTATCTGGAAAAGTGGTAATGCCACCTGAAATTGGTAAACCCACACAAGATTCCGCAGATATTAATACTGAAATTATTTCACCAACAGATCTAACAAGAACTAATGCACAAGATAATATTGCTTTAAACGAAAATATAGAACAAAATAAAGTTTTATCCGATATGGTCGCGGTATTAATTGACATGCGGGATGATAAGTCTCAAAAACAATTATTGGAAGAAGCGAGTGCCATTAAAAAGTTAATAATAGAAAAAAATAAAGCAAATCAATTACCCAATGGTATTGAACCAAATATAGAAGAATCAAAACAGGAAGATCGGGAAAAATTATCTGAACTGATAGCTATAAAATTGGGAGCAATATTACAGGAAAGCGGGTTTGGTTCTAATTCGGGTATGCCTATGGGTTTCGATTTGCCTGAAAGACCGGGAAAAAATAAACCCGGTGGTCCGGGTGGCAAATTGCCCAAGACGCCGAGAGTGCCAGGCGGCTCAATGCCGGGCATGGGTCCGATGATGGGCAAGGCCGCATTAATGGGTAGGGCTGCATTAATGGGTACAGCAGCCATAGTAAGCAGTCCGATTGCAGCAGCCGCGACAGTAGGGCTAGGTGCATACGAAGCAAACGAATATTTGGACGATATTGATTACGGCGATAGAATGAAAGAAGGCCAAGGGCAAGATGCGGAAAAGGCATTTAAAAATATAAATGCAGACTTTAGTAATTTAGATGTGACACAACAGCAAGCACAAGATATATTGAATCAACCGGATTCCCCCGGCAAAAAAAGAGATTTGGAAGCATTCGGTGGTGAGGCTGCACTTAGAAAGAAAGCAGGCATACCATCTTTTGATTCGCCAACCGAAGAAGATATAGATGTTGAACCGCCTAAGAAATTTGAACAATCTTCGTTACGAAAATACGATTATATTCCAGAAATAAACCCAAAAATTAATTCAACCGTTGCACCTAAAAAAGAAGAAACAACCGGGGTTGACATATTAAACAAAGTAACAGATCAAAATACAGAATTAAAAATGTTTAATACCGGACAACCGGAAACACAAATGATTGCACCTATCATATCAAAACAAACGATAAACAATACAGAACAAACAACGATGGCTGCAACTCCAGTACCTCATTCAAACGATAATACGTTTGTTAAATGGCAATTAAATAGAAGTGCATACACATAAAAAAAGCCCGGTCTCCCGGGCTTTTCTTTTACTTCTTAGCTTCTTTTTCAGCCTTTAACTCTTCAGGTCGTTTAACCTTCGGCGTTGCTGGTTTTTCAGCTCCTGCTTCTGCAGGTTTATCTTCTTTAGGTTTCTTTTCTATCTTGCGAACACCCGGTGTTGCTGTCGGCTCCGGTGATTTCGCTTTCTGCGTCTTCACCGGTTCCTTCTTTTTTTCGGGCGTACTCGTTGCATCTGCAGCGAACCCGGAATGGGCCATTGCAAATGTAGCTAGAAAAGCAATTGCTGTTTCTTTTAGAGTCATTATAGTCTCCGATTAATCGTCGCTTGCTAATTTAGCAAAGTATGATAGTGATTCCGCATCATCATCAAAGTTCACATCCTGTTTAGGAGTTGGAACTGATGCGCGAGGGGCGGATGCTTGTGTTGGCTTTGAACCAATGTCTTCATCTAGATCAACATTTTCTGCGGGCTTTACTGGAGGTGCACCTGCAGCTAAAACCATAGTAAGTTTCTTCTTTAAATCATCATATGACTTAAAGTTCTTAGCATCCAAGAATGTTGTTAAAGAATGTTGTTGTCCCCAAATTTTCTCAATAACCGAATCTTCATTTGAGATTGGGCTAGGTGATTCAAATTCAGATTTATCATAATTACGATACCCCTCAACATTGCGAATCTTCAACTTGAAGTTTGCACCTGTGTCAAAGTCAAATACATTAACTGGTTTCTCATCTTCAAACTGAGGATCAGCCATGTCTTTAACCTTATCCCAAATTTTCTTGCCGAATTTAAACAAGAAAACTTTGCCTTCATTGTCTGGTCGAGCGGGGTCTTTAACAACAAGAATGTTAGCGTAGTATGTAAGCTTGCGCTTTTGTTTGCGAGCAACTTCTTTATTTGCTTCTGAACCTGAGTTCCACAATTCAGTATTGAGTTCTGAAACTGGGTCTTGTTTACCGATAGTGGTCAACGAATTTTCGATGTACCATTTACCTGTAGGTCCCTGAAATCCGTGATTCCAAACACGAACAAACGGCAAGTCTTCACCTTGAGGTGGAGCCAAGAAGCGAATAACAGCATAGCCGTTACCTGCTTTATCAACTTCTGGTTGCCAGAAGCGATCGTCTGATTTTTTAGAGTCGGATTGGGGATTTGCGATCTTTTCAACTTCTTTCATTAATGAATCGAAGCCTCCGCGAGATTTGCGTAGATCTGCTAGTGAAGTATATGCCATGATAAGTTCCTTTCGTATTGGCGTAGTATGTGCGTAGTATTAACGTCGTTTAATTTTTTGATTTGCGTATGCATAATCTAGATATTCATCAAATACATCATCGTCTTTTTGCAATGATGCTACATTATATATAATCTTTCGATGTTTGTCAATCTTTGAGGTACCCTTTTCAACACGACGAAGCTTTTTCTCTTTGTCGTAGTAACCTTCATTTTTCTTTAACTTATTCATTTTAAAATAAACTATTAAACATCTTTTGTTTTTCTTGTCTGGACTTTAATAAACGGCCAAGACAATACTCTTTTACTGAGTTCTTTTTGCCCATGTGCAACTTTAATCAAATACCTTTGTGTTTCGGTAATTGATTCTTGTTGGTGTGATAATAATTCCTGCATCATTGTAATATGCTCTTCTAATTTTTTAATTCTATTTCTAGAAATATCTAATTCTTTTTTAGATTCAGCCAAGTCGTCGTCTAAAGATTGCATCGTATTTTTCCATATCTATTACTAAAAATGGTTTATACTTTTTAATAAGTCTAGAAATATCAGGCCACACTATTGTGTCATTAATTTCAGCATCAAAAGTTTTAATAAACCCGGTGAGCCGTTCTAAGATAACAAGTGTTTCAATTCCAATTGTTTTTCTTAAAAATGCTTTTATTATATATGGATGTTGCCCTTTAGATACTGTAAATATTGACTTTAGATCTATATTAGAATCCTCACATTCTTGGATCAAGTTGTCCAAATCTTGTGAAAAATTATATGATAAACTCTCGATTTTCTTTTTCCATAATGTATATCGTTGTCCGGCTTCTATATCAAACATCCCGCCCCAACGATCACCTGACACAAAATTTGCAACTAAGAAGTTTGCGACCTCTTCATCTGAATAATTTTTTGATATCTTTTTAATTGAAAATAAGTCGGTACGTTTGGCAAATGCTTGTCGGCTTGCACGTACTCTGCCCTTTTGTTTAATAACATCATACGCATCTGTTGTAAAATGTAATTTAAGCGCAATATACATTTTATAAACTGAGAATTCATCCATTATCATAACGGCAATTTGCCCCTTGGTCTCATATAGTTTTGATCTTCGGCTTCATTTTGAATTTTATCTTTTAGAGATTGATTTATCAATTTTGTAACTGCTTCAACATCAATATCGATATCGTTACAATACGCAATTACTGCATCCATATATCCAATTGAGTCTTGTAATACTTTTTCTTCAATGTAGAGAGAAAATTCATTAGGCGATCTAAATCTCTTAGTAATAATTAGAGCATCGGTTAATGTCTCTTTTGTTTCTGGTTCTAACATTTCTAGCATTCGATTTCTTTTTCCTTATTTACTATATTATATAGTAAACCGTGTAAATTTTCAATAGATATATTAACCAATTTATCCTAATTAGCTAATTTCTGGGAACAAGCATTCTTGAATAAAATGCTGAACATCATTTTCACTAAGCCCTAGACTAACCATAACTTTAGGAGTATGTGGATTTTGTTTTTGATTTTCACAATAGTAGTTCTGTTCACGTGTTGTATTGTTAGCAGTTTTATTAGTTTCGTCTACTGTGTCCAAGTAATGATTAACTAATATATGTGCTAGACTTGTGAGTTGTTTTAATTCATTGTCATCACTTACGTTACCGGCAGCTACCATGTGCTCACTGAAAATACGTTCGGCCCATTCGGGTAGTTTGCGTTTTTTATTCCATTCGTATTTTCCAACTTCTTCACCAAAATATTTAATCATGGGATGGTTTACATCGCCCGCAGGACTATAATCAATAAAACAACCGGTGATCTTGTTTTTTCCTGCTATAACATCAAACCCAAAGATGGGGGCAGGATTGTGTGTATGAGGAAAGATGCAACAATGCATCATCCACAGCCCTTTGGTTTCACGAGCATCTACTACGTCAATGTGTGCTCTGCGGTATCGGCTACTGGTCCATACTTTATTTACCCATCCGGGTTGATTAAAACGCTCCATTGCCGGTTCGTGTATAATGCTACCAGTTGCGTAAAATTTATATTCAAGATATTGTTCAATCTTAATTAATGTATCCCATACCGAAGACATTAGTTAAATTCCTTAACTATTGCAATATTAAAGTCAAATGCAACGCATGCTTCGGCCCCCATGTTGTCATTTAATTTAGCACGGAAGTTATTTGTCAATTCTTCTTTGTTTTCAAACTGAAACATTGTACCTGAGCCCGGAATAAGTTTAGCAAAAATTTGACCACCGTTTAAATCGCCTAAGTATCGTACATACATATGTGCAACCAAATCATTATGCTCAGTAATATCCATAATATATTGAATGTATTTTAATGTAGATTCTTTAATCGTATATGTTTTATCTGGTACAGCCAATTCCTGAAAATCTTCAAAAATTGCCTTAGATCTGTAAAGACCTGAGATACCCTCGTATGCACCTAATTTAGGACCTGCAATATTTTCCATAGCATGATAGATCAAATAAAGCTGATACAGATATTCAGCATATTTGTGTTTGCTAACTTTCTTTTGAAAAATCTCTTTGATAAACGGTTGAGTTTCCGCTTCTTTATGTTTTTCTTGTGTTTGTTCTTTTAATGTAGCCATGATTATTTAAATAGTATTAAAGCAAGAAGCACGGAGTGAATAATAAATCCTACACCAATAGTTACAATGTGAAGAATGTCTTTAAGAATTACTGCTCGCACAAATAACATTGAAAGTCCTGCCCAGATAAACAAAATAAGATCAACGGGTGGCATCTTATCTGATAGACCAGACATGATTGAAATCATTGTGGGTATAGTTGCGGCATGAATAAGAACAATGCCAATCCATGCAATTGTTTCTGCAGTTGCAACCGTTAATGTTGTTTTGCAATAGTTAATAACATCTTGTAGTGTTGGATATTTCATAATTTATTTGTAAAAAATGTGGTTGCCAATTTTTGCGATTTGTTGACGTTTCCAACCAGGTGAAACGTAAGTTGCGTGATAATAAAGTGCTTCAGTTAATCCTGCTAATCGGAATCCTTCAAGTAAAACTTTCTTAGCTACCTCATAGGATTCTTTATATGCAGATTGGTGGATTGGTTTTGTTTTTGTAGATGTCTCGCAATACCAACTGAATTGGCAAATCACTTTTTCATACACTATGTTCTTTTGATAAACTACTTTGCAAATATCATTTGGAAATCCAGCATTTGCTGCTCTATTCATTGTGACCTGAGCTACAGCAACTTTGCCCTCAAAGGGTTCGCTTCTTGCTTCGTGGTAGATATTTTTTGCTAAACAATCTAATTGTTGTTCTCTGACTGCAACGGTTGCTTTAGTGTCGTCAAAGTTGGTTTGTTTTAAATTGTGTAGTTTTGATGTCGTTACTTGTGTGAAAATTGAAATTAATAATATTGCGGATACTGCTACTAAAAATGATTGTGTATATGATTTCATCTGTTTGTAGATTTGTTAATAAAATGGTTAGTTATTCTGTTACGAGGAAACTAACCGAAACCCTAGTCAGCGTTTAGGCTGCCAATGCGAACAGTGAGTCGTTTGCGTTTACTTTATTTCTTCTTTTTACATCGTTGCTGATGTGCTGTCCACTCTGTTACTCTTTACCCTGTCGAAACTATGCACCCCCATCAAAAGCATTCTTAATCTCCAGCATACTTGTGGTGATCAATCCACTTTCAACCTTCTCAGATCCTGCGTCCAGTTTAGAATACTTTTGGTGGAGGTGGCGGGATTCGCACCCGCGTCCAGAATACTTTTCTCTTTGCTTCATACAGCAATATTTTATATATTATAACAGGTTTTAGGAAAAAGTCAACAAGTTGTTGTCCATTTCGTAAGAATCTCGGCATTTTAGCAGTTCTTTTACCCAATTATCACGTTTTTCGACAAAAACTTGTGGATTTTCGTCTTCTACGGCGATAAGAATGACCAATTTACTGATTGGGATGCCAGTTCTTTCTTCATACATGATGGCATAAGCGGCGCATTGCATGAAGTAGCTGTGAATCCATTCTTTTTTCTTCAATTTACCAGAAGTTTTGAAGTCAATGACTGCCAATTTGCCGTCATATTCACCTATACAGTCCACTGTGCCTGCTAATCTTAAGTGATCTGAATATAATTTCTGTTCTTGTACATGAATATTGTTGATTTTGTGCAATTCTGGCAGAATTCCTGAAAAAAGTTCCTTTTGAAAGAAGGACATTTCATTTAGCACATCATTATTATTTAAATAATTCTCAATATACGAGTGTAACTTAGTTCCTCGTGTTGTAGCAGCCTTAGAAATTTTATTAGCTGCTTCCTCACCTATTTTTTTGCGCCATTCTTGTATGGCTTGTTTACTTTGAGCACCGAGAATAGTAGTAATAGAAGGATACCTATTACCACTAGGAGTCTTATAAAATCTTACACCGTCTTCTCTTGTAATTTGTTCCAAAGTCTCAAATTTATTCACATTCACATGATTAAATATCATAATTTAGTCTGCCATTAACAATTCATTAAGTTTTATACCTGCTTGAAGTACAGGGTTATAATTTGCGTAAAACTCTGTATCCCTCTCTGGCGTATGCTCTTCTGAGGTAAATGTATCTTTTATTTCCATACAGTAATTAATTGCAGTTTGCACATCGGAAATTACATATTTGTCTTTTCCATCGTAAAAAGCTGGCATTAATTTTTGACAAGCAATAGCTTGTCTTTTAAATATTTCTAAATTAATACCTTCAGATAAACAACTTTGAATTTGCTCATCAGTTAAAGTTTCAACCATTACCATTTTTTTTATCCTTGTAAAATATCTACTGCGTGATTATAGTGTTTAATTCGATCTTCAAGACCAATGAATCCACCATTAATTTTCTTTGTCATCATCTTAATGTCTTGCGCATCTGCAAGTTCATTTAATTTGTTTGCATTCCAGAACCAGCATGCTGAATTTAAAGCATAATATGGTTGAACTAGAATGTCAGGTTGTTCTAATAATGTATGATCGTCAAAAAATGCTTCGGAGCATTTTGTATAATTGTGTTTACCTGTCAATTGAATAAGACCACGGCCTCTAAACTTCCAACCATCACCGCTTGCTTCGTCTCCATTGCTCATCCTGTTTGCGTACACTCTGTTAGCAATCTTTTCAGGTTGTCTTGCATATTGCGCGGCAATTTGAGGATTAGGAAAATACTTACCAAAGATTTTTTGCAGACCATCTGCACTATAGTTCAGGTTCTCCTGCATAACAGTAAATCCGCCAGACTCATGCGCACATTGGGCAATAAATGCCGATACCCGAGCAATATCGTTAATACCATATTGCGGCAATGTTTCAACCATTGCATCATACCATTCAGCAACATTTTTTACTCGAGGTAATAAATGATGCACTTGTTCTTCTGTAAAATTGAAATCAAATCCGTCAGCCATTTTTATCCTTTATTTTTGATAGCACGTTCTTTCTCTTGTTACTGTGCCATCGTATTGTTGTATTTCTTTCCAAGGAGTACATTCCATCTGTTGTGTTACAATTACATTTGGTTGTTGAACAATAACAGTGTTTGCCCGAGATCTATTTAGCTCGTATCCAATAACACCGCCAATAATAACAGGAACAATCCATCCTCTATTATGATTGTTATGTCCTTGATAAAATACTCCACCATAAGTCGAATAATGTTGCGCAGATGCGGTTAATCCGAATAGAGATAATACAATAGAAATTAATATTTTTTTCATATTTACCTTTGAAAAGAGCCGAATTATTAGTCCGGCTCTTATATTTATATTAAGTACAATACCTTGTTTCGTAATCTAATCTTGCTAAAATATACTCTTTTACAATAGCAGATCTAACGATATCATCCACGCCGAATTCGAATGTTTTAAATGAGGGCATCATATCGGCGATTGCCATGAACTTTTTGAGTCCAGACATGTCTGTTTTTCTGTATAAATCTGTTTGCCTAAAGTCTCCACAAAATACAATTTTGCTTCGATTACCTACTCTTGTAATAACGGAATTTAATTCCATGTCTGTCATATTTTGGCATTCATCTACAATGATAATAGAATCTTCTAAAGTAATACCTCTGACAAACGACGTTATTAAAAACTTAATTGCTCCTTGTTCTTCTAATCTTTGATATGCGTCATGTCTTCCGAAAAGATCTTGACAAACTTCGACATAGGGTTCAGTATAAACTTCTGTCTTTTCTTTTTCGTCTCCTGGTAAGTGACCAATTTCCCTGCTAGGTACTGCTGATCTAACTATGATTACCCGCTTATAAGGATTTGTCTTATTAAGCACTTCTTCTAAAGCATGATATAAGGCAATAAAAGTTTTTCCTGTTCCTGCTACTCCATGAAGTAGCATTATACTGGAATCTTCGTATGCGTCAAAAAATAGTTTCTGGTTGTCTGTTAATGGCTCTATTACTTTCATATCATCTAATCGTAACCTTAAGCGATTATTTGCTAAAGTTATTTGCGGTTGATCTGGCTGTAACTGAGTATTATTTTTAGACTTTGCCATGTATGCCCTCTTAAAGAAAAAAGGAGGACAAATAGACTTTCGGCTATTCATTCCTCCGTGGAGTTAAAGTTATTGGAAGCATTACCGTCTACTTAGTTTGTCTGCCAAGTTACTCTTATAATTCTGAGAGTGTATCTTAGACAAGACTTCGTTAAAACCACCATCGGGTTTAGTGACTCCTAGACGTACAGAGTCTCCTAGTACCGGAGCACTAGTGATGTGGTTCTCGTGATTTGTTGATTTGCAGGATGGGCATTGTTGTTCGGCTCTTACATCATATCGACAGAGTACGTCGAACATTGTATCACAATCATTGCATTTTAATGTATAACTAGGCATATGTAAACCATTCAGGTGTTTGTCTTTTTTTCCAGGATGCTAGATGCTTTTTTGCACCAACATAATAATTTATATATGATCTGACGGAATTCCCGGTTATCTTATATTCGTCGGGCATTGCAGGAGTAGGTTCTGTAAACCCCACTCCTTTAGGAATATGAGTTGGAGGTGTGTATAATACATCTATCAGTCGAGCAGTAGCATGTATTCTACCATACCTATGGGTATATTCGTTTAATACTGCAATGAATAACTTATACAACCATTCATAATTTTCATAAGAATGTCTTACCCAAATTGCTGAAGGATGGTTGATATGAGTAGCCCGATAAAGCACAGCATCGCGGCTATCAGAGAGTATATACGAGGTTCGTTGTCTGCCAGTCCTAGTTCCCCTATCAACACTAGGGACACCGTCAATAAACCTGTGAGCAGTAGAAAGTAATTGAGCATATTCGAGAATCATTTTTACAACGTGTTTATCGTTGTGTAGTTCAGCACACGTTTTTGGATCATTATGTAGATAAAAGATATTCATTTTTCAAGACGTTCAACAGATTTAATAATATCGAGGTAAGTTTGTTTTGCGGAATCTGAGAATATATCGGTAGTACATGCTTGGGATATTGCGGCAATAACAATAGCAGGATCACATTCTTCTAAATTAGCTGCGGTTATTTTATGCGGAAATGAACTAAAGATATTAACAGCTAAAACAGTAAGAAATATATCTTCATCCGTATATAACGGAATTTTATAAACAACTATTTTATTTCTATCGGGGAATCTAAAAACTTTAGCGTTCATAAAGAGGTCTTTCTCTTTATATATTATTTTTACGTTCTAGTTCTTTCCAAGCTTCTTCTTCTTCGGGTGTTACTGGTGTAATCTTTGTTAAAGTCCATGAACCATTTCCATTGTCAGACCAATCTAAAATATCACCTTCGTTCCAACCTGCTTCTTCAAGTAATCGTTCAGGTAATGGCAATATTAAATCATCGCCATCTTCAATTAATGTAATGATGAAATTATTTGATTTTTCCGATTGGATCTGCTGCATCTTTGTCCTCGCGTATTTCAATAAAGATTGGCAAGAATAATCGTTCAACATTTTCGCCACGATCTTTAATTCTTGCATTGTATTTAACGGTTACAATTTTACCAATAACAGATTTATTATATTCTTCGCGTTGCTCGTCAGTATAACCCGATCCAACATTAACTTGAATTAATCCGTCAGACGATTCACATACAAGTGCGCCTAAGCGACCTTTGTTTTTACCTGTGCCTTCTTCCCAACCTACGACAACAAGATCACATTCCAATTCACCTTTGAATTTAATTTGTTCTTTGGAGCGCTTATCTTCCCAGATGTTTGTCTTAGATTTAAGAATAGTTCCTTCTTGCCCATCAGCTAAGAACTTCTCAAATATATTTTGTGCTTCAAGTTGTGTATTTACTTCTTTAGTCCATACGCAATCAATTAATGAACCTAATGAGCGATTCGTTGTTTTTAGATGTGTAGTTCTGTTAACAATTGCTTGAAACCTATCATTATAAGGAACAGCATAACAACCTGCTTTAAAGTCAATATATGGAATCGCATCCCATAGTGTTACACGAACTGATTCTGCTTCTTTTTCTGACATTGTACCTTTAACAGCTTTGCTAAGGATACCATTGCCTGTTTTGCGATCAAGCGGTTTACCTGCATGATCTACTACTAGTAATTCGCCATCAAAAACAATAGCGGTATCATAATAACTAGTAAGCTTGAGAAATGCGTCACTAAACAACTTACTTGGAATAGTAAGTTCTTTGCCGTTGCGGCTACGATATTCAACAGTTCCATTTTTTACAATTGCGTTAAAACGCATTCCATCTAATTTTAACTGACAGTATGCCGGGAATTTAATTTTGTCGACAAGCTTTTGGTCGAATCCAGAAGCCAACATAACCGGATAGGTCGAGACAAGACCAGGCCAGATTTTATTAGCTGTTGCTTCTGAAACCCCGCATCGAAGGTCTTTCTTGATAATTTTTTCAATAACACTGGCATCTGCTTCATTTAAAGATTCCAAAATACTAGTTAAAAGTTCAATTGCGGCATTACCAGTGAAGTTGCGTGTAGCAAATTCATTCTCAAGAGTACTCATTGCATCCGACAATTTTGCATTGCCGGTTGCTTTATATTCTGGAATTTTACGAATGTAAAAACTGATAAGCGGATCCAGAGCAAGTTTGATTGCTCGTTGTAAATCTTTATTATTTTTATTTGCAGTTAAGATTGCTTCTTTAGCCAGGCGGGAATTGTCAGCGGCTAAAGAGTCAAAAATAGTAGATAATATAGTCATTAACAGTTTCCTTAAGTTCTTGTCTTAATTATAACAGAAAATAGTATCCTTGTCAAGCATATGGGTATTATGCTTAAAAATTAAGCAAAAAATGGATGCTCCTCGGATTGTACGTTAAATGTAACACTCTTATACTTATGCGGTTCGCTTGAAACTTTTTGCTTAGCATCTTCAATGTCTTCTAATTTGGCGTAGACGCCAATTATTGATTGCTTTTTATTGCGACCAATTTTATCTCGCCAAGTTGCTTCAAGGATATAACGAATCATTCTGTTTTACTATTCATTGTTGTTGAGTTTGTAATTGTCTCATACATTGTTTCAAACTCTTCGTGCTCTTCAATTTCTTTGCTGAAATTTTGTTTGTGATATACCTTAGCCATACGACGGAAAGTCTTTTTGCTAAGTTCTTGTTTTTCACAAATATCTTTAATAGCTTCACGAACGAATTCGCGCTCGCCGTCCATGCGAGCCATACTATTTGAGATTTCTTTCATGCATTCTAAAATTGCTTTACGATCTGCCGGGTTGGATGGGATACCTGCCATAATTTATTTCCTTTCAATATCATCTTCAATACAATTATCGCCATACTGGATTTCGATAATCTTCAATGGGTCATCAGTTTCATTGCAAAGCTGATGCCACTCTGTTTTGCTAATATGGAGACTATCAAATTTAGTATAGACTCCCTTTAGCTCAACATCTGTACTACAATTTAACGCATAAACTGTAGCTGTGCCTTCTGCGACAAACCAATGCTCTGCACGATCTTTATGTCGTTGCATACTTAAACATTTGCCTGAATCAACAGTAAGTTCTTTAACTTTAACATCTTTACCGTGTTCATGTAGAACATGATAGTATCCCCACGCGCGCGGGGTTTTAATATATGCTTCACTCATTTTTATTATTAACGCCTCATTGTAGAAATTTCTTTTGCCTCGTCATCACTAAAGATAGGAACGGCATTGGATTTGTGCATTGTGCCGATACCTATAACCTTTGTACCAGTATACACGGGCGACGGCTTACTTGAAACCGCACCGGTTGTTTTTGAATTTAAACTTTTGATATTATTTGTAACACCGCGAGGATTGGATGTTACTGGGGGAGAATAAACCTCAGCAGCCATAGCGCGGTTACGCTTAGACTCTTCAATTTCTACTCCCCATTTTTTCTTCATAGAAGACCACTCTTGTGCAAGAGCTCTAGCATTGCGTGCCTCTTCTGCGCTTTTGAATTTAACCTTGCCCTTTTTCTTACCATTTGTAGATAACCAAGGTCCAACGATGTGCATTGTCATATCAAATCTCCCATACTATATTATAACATCTTTTTTAACGTTTGTCAAATGCTCTGTATTGATGGATATTCATAATTCTAGGGTCGTGTTTTGGGTCATCTGGTATTTCACCATAATATGACCATTCACTTTTAACCGGTTCGGGTACGTCTCGTTTGAAGAACCGAGTCAACCTTTCAAAGAGACTTTCTCTTTTTTTGCTTTTGGGTCTTTCGTTACTACTTCCGCTGGTTTAGGTGGAGGAAGGGCATCTGGAAATGCTTCACGTACAATATCCTCTTTTAGATTTTTATATTTTGTTTGCAACTTTTTATCTTTTGCTAAACATAATACATCCGCTTCTGTCCAATGAATACCTTCTAACATTTGTATAAACAATTGCTCTTTTTTGAGCTTGTTAAGATTAATATTAGGATCTAACCAAATATACATACGACGAAATTCTGAAAATAAATTTGTTTCAGAATACCCTGCAGGAATTTTTTCATCCCGTTTATAAGGGGGTACACCTTCGGGCAATGCCAATTTAACATCGGGGTTAAAATTAATCTGCAAGATACCTCGAAGCACTGGATGATTATATGCACGTAAGACTTTTACGCGTGCTTCTTTATTGGGGGCCTTGTCAACCTCTTCAAGGATTTGTGGGATAGATGTTTTCATTAAAATTCCTCAATCAATTCTAGCATGTTTTTCATTTTATGCTCAATGAAAAAGTTCAAAAGCATACTCTTATTTTTATCAGGTTGCCCTGTGTAGTTATTTATAATAGCGTTTTTAACATCTGCAGGAATAAAACTAAAGTCAACTAATTTTTGATTACGCTCAAAATTGCGAATAAAATCTGCATCATTTGGCATAGATGTTTTATCTTTATACCATGCTTCTAATTTCTTAGCAGTAATAGGTTTTTGTCTTTCTCCCGCTACAATGCTATCATCCGCAGATAATACATTAGGGATACCGTCGCCTTTATCACCTTTAATTGTATGCTCAAAAATATATTGAGTAGGTGACATTTCCGGTTTAACAAATTTCTTTTGTGTAGGAGAAAATTGTTTTACATTCTTATACTTTTGTAATTGAATAAAATCATGATCACCCGATACAATTAAGAATGGTTTTGGATCATCGTTAAAGACTCCACCTTCTGCAAAGTCATTGGTTTGAGACCACTCTGCCAATACTGCAATTACATCATCTGCTTCGGCGCCGTCGACGTTAACTACTTTATAAGGAAAAAATTTATCAATCTCAGTACGAATAAGATCAAGGGCTTCGAAGATTGTTTTCCAATCTAGACCAGAATCCTCACGTGCTTTTTTGCGACCTGCTTTGTAGTATTGGAATTCTTGTCTCCTCCAATAATTACGATTGTCGATAGCAATAACAAGCTGCCCATAATCTTTACCAAATTTTTGTTTATATCCGCGAATAGAATTTAAAATCATGTGACGCAACAAAGGCACCTGAATCTCAATATCTTTTCTACCACCAATTTCTGCCATCAAGTTTGAAATTGCCGTTTGGCTGTAATCAACAACGATCATAATATATCTTTCTGTTTAAGTTGCTAATGTTGTATTGTTTGCGTCAGGGGTTGAACCATCTGCATTTAATACACCATTTTGTATTTTTTGATAATATTCTACAAACGGGGCAATTGCTGATTTTGCAGTTGGTCTAATAGTGGCGTTTATTACGGGACTACTACACCCCGATAATAGGTTAAACGCTAAATTAGTAATATAGGTTTCAACTGCCTTTTGAATAACTATCTTATTTAGTTTACTTGTTACGGTAGTATTAAAGTTTACAATACTTGATTGCAAATTATTAATTGCAGCTGATACTTGTGTAAATCCTGTTTGATTTGCAATTAAACTTGACAAATTTGTTTTAAATTGATTTAATATTGCGCCAGAATTAAATCCATCAACTAATACTTGAAGATCAATATCTGGTACATCTGCAGCTGGTGAACACCCACTTCCTAATAAATCAGCAAGAGTACATCCACCAAATCCAGCAGTTAAAGAGGGAGGGCTTTCCCCTGATAAAATATTAGTATGGCCTTGAAACTCTAATAAATCTATTCGTATTTCTAATAGTTTAGCATATTCAGCCTCATTGCCAGATGTAGGTACAATCCCCGAACCAACATCTTCTGAAATCTGAGATTTTCTAGTATCAATTAAAGCAATCGATTCATCTATAACTGTTTTAACTGGGTTGTAGAAAAATTGATTTGTCATTTGTTGCATCGCATTGATGTCGCCAGGAACAGCATTCAACGCAGTAGTAACTTGATCTATAAATGTTTTTAACTGTGCAAATTCACTAGGGATAATTCCGCCCTTAGTAATTTGCTGCAATCCCTGAGACAACTGAGAGTAAACTTGTTGTAACGGGCTACCGCCAATCTGCGATAGAACAATTTTAATTAATTGACAAAATGATAATTTTAACGCCATCTGAAACCTTACTTAATAACTCTAAGGATTAGTGTGTCAACATTCATTCTACCGTTTGCAGGAGATGCTTTTGAACTTACACTATCCATATACTTTCTTAATTGTACTTTTGTAGAACCCATCAAATCTTTAAGCTGATCTGCGGGTTTGCGCAAAGTCTTTTGACAACCCATTTCTGGATCGTAGTTTTGAAAGCTAGAACCTTTAACAACAATGCCCATTGCCGAATCTGTTTTATACAGGGCCAACTTACGAGTTTTACTATTAAATACCCATACCTGTTGAGCACCAATAATTTCTGCAGGATCAACCGAAGTAATACCAAGCTCAGTATCTTCTTTTTTATACTTAAGATTCTTAACTTGAACACTCGCAGGCTTTGCCTTAATAATTCTAGGTTTACGATTTGCTTTCTTAAACTCTGAATATTTATCACAGTCTTCAATAAATTGCGCCAGCATTTTCACAATACTTTTTAATTCTCGTTTTGTAATATTAGAATATCCTTCTACAAGCTGAGAATCTTTACCCTCATATACTCGAATATATTCTCGAAGTTTATTCTTAGACCATTCTTGAATATCAGTAACATAGGGTTTAGGAATCTGATTCGCTTGCATATTTTTATACAACGAAAAGTCTTCTTTGTTCTTAACTACAGAATCAAACGATCCTTCCAATTCACCTAGATATTCTGAAATCTTTTCTTTCATTGCATCTTGGATTGAGGGCTTCGGTGCAGATACAACAACCTTTTGTTGTACTGGTTCTGGAATATACACCGTAGACGCCAAAGTATCTTTTAGATACCCTGTAAGCTTAGTCAAATGCTTATCTGAAATTTTACCATTACGCATAATGATACGAGAAATCCAACCATATGTATTTACGATGTTAACATCTTTTACTTGGTCAAATGTGTTTAATTCACTTGGCATTTTTGCTTTAACATAATCTCGCATATACTTGCGAGCATCTGATTTTGCTTTCTCAGCAGAATACCAGTTCATGATTCTCATCAATTGAACATTATAGGTATTCTCTTCTGGAGATAGTACAGCGATACTAGGTTCTGCGTCAAGTGAAACTCGTGCCATTATTTTGCCTTAATTACTGGTATTACTATTTTATTAAAAACTTTGGTGTTTTGCTTATGTAGCAAAGGATCAGGAATAAACTTTTTTTGTTCTACCTGCAACAATTTTTCTTCTTTAAATGTCGATGTGAATTTCTTTGATTGAGTCATATCGAACAGCGCGCCAGGCACTTTTATCTAGATCCCATACTGCGAGTACTTCAGTATTTTCTTTTCGTTTAATTTCTTTTTCTTCAGTTACAGGCAAATATCCTGCACCCAATGTGCAACGCATATCTCGCAAAGTCTCATCTTTTTTAATAAATTTGATTTTCATCTCACCTATTACTAAATGGCTTCGTAACCAAGATTTGAAAACTTCACGGTCTGAGTCTGAAGCAGACTTGTACCATTGGCCTGTATATTTTGTAGTATCCATCATATTGTTCCTGTTCATGCTATATTATAACATCTTTTAGTACCCGTGTCAACCGTAAGGGCATTATGCTGTAGTAACATATCGATATTGATTAATAACATTAATTTCGTCAACAATTAGTTTATCTTTAATTTTGCCGAATTCTTGTTCCATATAATATCTAGCCATTTTATTAGTACACTGATCCATTAAACTAGATGTTTCACCTTCTAACCAAAAACGAACAGGAGATTTTCCCCAAGTATTATGTTTTAATGCGGTATGGAAAATCTCACGGTGTGTTTTATCGCCTGGATTAAATGTTACCCATGGGCGGGAATATTGTTCAACTTTACTCATTTTTCAATTCCTATAAAAGGTTTAATAATAAATTGCTCGGGGATTTTATCTTGTAATTCAAATTCAATACTGGTATAATCAACAATTAAATTATCTATAGATTCTATTTCCGTTTCAAAAACAATACTAAGGGTATAATAATTTGTATTGGCATTAAATGAATTAGCAGTATAATGATCTTCATAATACCCTAATGGTTTCAATGGTTTAAAATTTATTATACCCAATTCTTCTTTCAACTTTCTAATTGCTGATTCGATTGCGGTTTCGCCTTGGTTAATACGTCCTCCGATTGGCCAAAGAACATTTTTCATAGGTTCTTCTGCCCGCCTCAACAATACATACTTATCTTTATATTTAACAAGAATGTCTGTACATAACACAATTACGTTTTCTATAATTGACTTATAAAGATTTTCTTCAATATATCTGGTCATACTTCAAAAATAATATTGGGATCAAACTCATCAGCTCTTTGCTCATATTTAATATAACCCCGTGGATTACAAACTACTCTAGTACCACCAATCATATAATCAAATGTGTCATGCGTATGTCCATGTGTCCACAATTTGATTTGTGGATAATCTAAAATAAACTCAGATAAATCAGATGAATATCCACCATTCATAATATAATCATCTTGATATTTTGGTTTTGTAGATAATTTACTCGGAGCATGATGCCCAACAACTACAAATTTTTGATCCTGCTTACCTTCAACGATTATACGAATATATTCGAGCATTGATTTATGGTCAACTACTACATCTTCAGGTGTTAATCTTTTAATACGATAATACGGTTTATCATCCTCGGCTTGTATTCCGTTTTGAATTTTACCATTAGAGACTTTAATAAAGTCGTTCATCATACTGCTCATATGATATAATGTTATTCCAT